CAGATTCAATTTTTGCATCATGTTTGGCATACTTTTCTCCAGGTTTATAAAAAATGTGACGTCCTATCTTTACAGTTTTATTTAGATGACGCCAGTTCGGGTTCACATAGTCTGCGTGGTAATACAGCGCACCACCTGTATTATCTCTCAATGAATCAGAGTTAACATAGATGTCTAGAGCCAAGAAGAAAATATTTTGATATACTTCTTTTTGTCTATCTGACAGATTCTTTTCTTTATTGTATGCCATGTTCCTCTCACGATCTTGGCAGTACCAAGAGAACTGGCATGTTCTGTGATTCTTTTCTTTTACTACACCGCAAATATCGTTAGCGAAGACGCCAGAACGAACACGGTTTAATGTAACAACTGCCACTGCCTTTTGTCCTTCTACTGGCTCATAACCAGCTTCGAAGAAAATATTATCTGCTAAACACTCTACTTGCTTTTTAGCGTATGGTGTTAGTTGGTCAGCTGAAACACGAATTGGGAATAGTGCATTATTGTTTGCTACAACGATTGTTGTTACAGCGAATAGAATGCCTACTAAAATTAGAAAAATTGATTTACGCAATTTTATCTCCTTAAATTGATAAAGGGATGTGTTTGTGCACATCCCCCATCCCTATCAGGTGGACTTTTTGCTAATAGTCTTTGTATCTAGTGGGATATTGGAAACGAAGCCATTCAAGACCTGAGCCTTTGCAATGATTTCGACCTCTGACGGATAAGCAGGGAATCCTGGATGATCAGGAATCGTGCCTCCATTGATTTTAGCAGTATCGACTTTCGTTTGCCAGTCGTTGCTAATTTGTTCACGCTTACCGTAGTAATCATCAGCAAGCATGTCTTTCGCCATTTTTAGAAGTTCAAGGCGAATCTCGAACGGAGTCATATTTGACATAGGTTATTACCTTTCTGTGTAGTGTGTAAAAAAAACGAAGGTTTTATTGGGATCCTTCAACCCACTGTATCATTATTTATATAATACCTGATTGCTCAATATAAAGCAAGTTTATTTTCTATGTATTCTTTTGCAATTGGCATAATTAAATCAGTCTCTTTATCAATATCTTTTCTTGTTATTTTTGATTTTCTAAGTGATTGAATTGAAGTTCCACAAAAAGATGATGCACCCCAAAGATCCCAAGAATCTAAAAACGAACCATTGTAATCGCCACTGTTTATATTAGACCATTGAGTTGCAGTATCACGATTTCCATATTCATTTTTCCATTCTAAACTATATGGATATGCGCCTGATGAATTTTCTATATCAATCATCGATTCCTTTATTTCTTCATACCCATACTTAGTAAAGTCTTCACCCATAGCAGAAAGTTTAATTGTTCCATCTTGATTGGAGATCTTTTTTGTTATTGTTAATGGATAAAACACCCAGTGCTGATCCATCCAATTTTCTTTAAACCATTTAACACTATCGTTTAAAGAATCATAAGATTCTCTAGGCAATCCTGCAATCATAGAAATAGTTGATGCGTATAAACCAAGTTCTTTATTAAACAACTTTCTCATATCTAATGCTGTTTGTTTATTCTTATCTGGATGCAATCCTTTTCCAATTATCTTTCCGCTCTCATGATTAAAAGTTTCTACGCCATAGTAATGACCCCAGACACGAGATTCTAATAATAGTTCTCTCTGTTCTACGTTACTATGAAGTAAATCTAATCTAACAAATCCAGTAAAGTTTGGTTTGAACGATAATCGTTTTACAGCTAAAGAAAGTTTCTTTAGTTTCTCATCGTTACTATTAATCGTTTCATCTGCGATTGCGTAATTGGTAATACCCCATTTATCATAGTTAGTTTGTAACTCACGATAAATGTCTTCTTCAGATCTAGATGTATCACCCTTTACTCCAAGGATTGGATATGAACAATATTTACAATTAAATTTACAACCACGTTCTAATTCAATTGTTAATACATCAGTTGGGCAAAGAAAATCTCGGTCTTCATATTCTATTGAATAAGATCCATCAACAGTTTCTGGAGGATATGCAGGATACATATGTAATGCATTAATTAACCATCCTCTATTCAGAGGAATGCCTTTTAACTTACCATCAGAGAATGCATGTTTTAAAACATCAACAACAGCAAGTTCTCCGTAACCATTAATAAAATAATCTGCGTCAAGATCTTTATAATAAATGTCTTGTCCACCCAATACAATTTTTATCTCTGGGTATTTTGTTCTTAGTAAAGATATTAAACTTCTATATGCGTTATACTGTGTCAACCACGTTATAGAAATCCCCACCCACTTGATATTATTTTTAATGATCCGTGAATTTATAAGTTGGATTATCTGTGATTCTTCCCAGAAAGGAAGGCGATCTATTACCTCAACATCAATAGATAATGTTTTTCTTAAATGGTGTGCTATTCTATATGCACCAGATGGTCTCTCCGCAGAATATTCCCAACCGAGAGAAGTAAAGATTAATCCATTTGCGATCACTGGTCACCCAAAAATAAAATGCCGACTGATTGGGTGATAAGGACAGTCGGCGAAACCTCAGCTATGCTTTAAGCAGCGATAGCAAATAACTCGTCGTTTGCGGTTATTGATTTTGCTTGATTTACGGTCATCGCCTACCGTGTTGCCGTCTCTACTATCTCACGCTGTCGAAACCTAGTCACCCCCATCATAAGAATACGAATAGAATTAAAACTATAATAGCAAAGCCAATTATAAATCTTGTCAAGTCATCATCCATATCAATCTCCTTATGGTGGAGGTGGGGAGAATCGAACTCCCGTCCAACATGCCTTCGTTTCGAAGGGATTACAACAATATTAACTATTTAGGACTTTAGCGATACTGTTCATAACAGCAGCAATGCGACCGATGTCACGTAGTTGCTCAACAGTATAACCCATTTTCTTTAGTCCATCATAATGCGCTTTAACACAGAAGTGACAATTACCAACAATAGAAGCAGCAAGTGAGTATGACTCAAATCGTTCTTTAGTAGTACCACCGTGCGTTGCGATTGCGTTCATGCGAAGTTGAGCAGGTAGACCAGCAAGAGCAGGGTCTTCTGCCATTTCAACGTAAGGATACCATACGTTATTTTGTGCCATTAAACTGGCAGCAGTCATCGCTGCATTTGCATCTACTGGCGCATCTGCTAAGAGAGCACCCAATAGTTTACCGTTACCAGTCGCAGCTAACGCAGCAACAGCACAGCCGATTGCTTCATCAGGATCTAGAGTGCTGCGCAAAAGCACAGCATCTAAATTTAACTTTGCGTCTTTTGCGTATTCTGGTAAAACATCTTTAACAGAATCAATAAAAGCCATTATAGAGTCTCCCCACCAACTTTACGGTTGCATGCGCAAAGTTCGCCAGTTTGCAACGCATCAAGGATACGTAGAGTTTCATCTGGGCTGCGACCAACATTCAAGTTGTTAACCGTAACGTGTTGAATGACATTCTCTGGATCAACGATGAATGTAGCACGAAGTGCTGCGCCAGCAGGTGCATAGAACACACCCAACTGCTCAATCAAAGATTTATCCCAATCACGAGATGTGTCAGCGAACTGAATGTGTTTGATTTTCTTTAGATCTTCGTGAGCATTTTGCCATGCCACTTTACAGAACTCATTGTCAGTACTACCTGTCAATAAGACTGCATCACGATCGGCAAAATCTTGGAATAGTTTATCGTACGCAACAATTTCTGTTGGGCAGACAAAGGTGAAGTCTTTTGGATAGTAGACGATTACTTTCCACTTTCCTTCAAAAGACTTTTCTGTAATATCGAAAAAAGCATCTGCTGGTTGTCCAGGTTTGACACCAGTAACAACAAACGCTTCTAATTTATCACCAACTGTTTTCATTTAAATTTCCTTTCAAATCAAAATTTAGGGTTATCCCTATAATACTTAGTCATAACTAACATCAATCGTACATCTAATTCTCATAATATTTTTAAATGAGTTTCATTAGCGTTTATTAATGCTTCGGTACTGCTCTCTTACTTCAATAAATTTGTTGATCCACGTATCACGTTTCTCTTTAAAGATAAGTGGCTCATGGTCATCAACTGCCATAATAATAACTAGATGTCCAACAGGTATTCCTGTTCGTTCTTCAAAAGCTACAGCATATGCAGCACACTGCATAAAGTAGTTATGAATATCGTCCCTTGATTTTACTCTCTTTGATGTCTTGAAGTCAATCACAGATAACTTGGAATCATATTCTGCAATACAGTCAACTGTTCCTGCAACTTCTAAATGGTCAGAGTAAAGTGGTGTTTCGAGTGCGTGGACATTGTTAATCTTTGACAACTCAGGTAAGATTGAATTCCACGTGTGGTGGTCAAACATGTCGGGTTCAGCGGATTCATTCTTGAGAAACGATTCGCAAAGTGAATGGATGCGAGTTCCTCTGTTAGCTGCTGCTGTTGAGATTCTGTTTGCTTCGGCTTCTCCGACTCGTTTTCTCCATGCGATGATTGCTGCTTTTCCAAGCAATCCTGTGACGGTTGTGACGGAAGGATAGGATTTACCCGATGGAGTCGCATATACTCTGGATCCATCGGGAGCGGTGATACGTTCAAGTTTGGGAATATCATGACGAATATGTGTAATCAATTTTATCCTAACATTTTCTTAATAGTCGCTGGACCAACAATACCATCAGCTGTCAAACCATTGGCTGCTTGCCATGCCTTAACTGCTTTCTCTGTTCCTGGACCAAAATCACCATCAGCAGTTAAGCCAAGTTTCTCTTGGATCAATTTAACTGTAGCGTTCTTGCTTCCAATCTTACATAGTTCTAAGACAACTTCAGTAACTGAATCGTCAGCTGGCGCAGGTGCATGTCCACCACCAAGAACTGCTTTGTTGTGTTTGTAGTGATTAGTGCGATCCTCAAGACCAATAGTACCACCATTGATACGCTTAGTCATTAGAACGATATCGTCTTTATCACAGATCTCGTTTAGACCATTTGTCTTCCAGAACCAGCAAGCAGATTCAATAGCACCATCAAGTGTTTCTAGGTATGCAATGGTTTCATCAATAGACTTACCGATTGCTGCTGCGAATCTAGTGTAGTTGTCTTTACCAGTCAACTGAATAGCGCCACGTCCACGGAATTTAAAACCTTCGCCTGATGCTTCATCACCATTACCCATGCGACTTGCGTATACACGGTTGGCAATCATCTCTGGCTTACGTTCATATTTTAACGCAGTAGCTTCGTCTGGGAAATACTTCTTAAATGTTCCCATCAAACCCTTTGCGCCATAATTCAAGTTCTCTTTTAATGTAGTAAAGTCCATTGACTCGTGACCACACTGAGCAAGAAAACCTGCTAAACGGTTTGTTGTATTGATTTGATATTTGTCAAGCACTTTGTTAAGAGCAGCAGCAAGATCTGCTGGCGCTTTATTGTTCTTACAAGTTTGCTTAATCAGGTCGGCTGTTACTTGCATTTCTACCCCTTTTGGTTTTCGATTTTATCTTCGTATTTAAGTTTCGCAACAATATAGTCTTTGACTAAACTACTGCGGACGATGTCGTCTGGAGAAAATTCAATTCGGGTAAACGCACCCATATGCATAGCGATATCAAAAAATTTTAGAATGCCAGACATATCATTCTTCTTTTTATTTAGATCGGTTTGGCGATAATCGCCACACCAAATAATCTTCGAGCGATAACCAACACGTGTCATAACTGTATCGATTTCTTCGTATGTTAAGTTCTGCATTTCATCAACAATAATGATAGCATCATCAAACGACATACCTCGAATAAATGATGTAGAAATAAACTCAATGTGTCCTTGTTCTTCTAATCTATTATACGCTTCTTTGCGACCAAATAATGTTTCGCAAATCTGCTGATATGGTTGTCTGTAGATTTCAGTTTTTTCATCAAGATCTCCTGGTAAATGTCCAACCTCTCTTGAAGGAACAGCAGATCTAACAATAATAATTTTGTTAAAAGGATTACTCTTATCTAATACTTCTTCAAGTGCTTTATACAAAGCAATAAATGTTTTACCAGTACCTGCTACACCATGTAATGCAACAAAATAATCACCACGCTTATATGCGTCATAAAATAATTTTTGATTTGCGGTAAGTGGCGCAAAGGTTTTTAAATCATCTATTCTTATTCTTAAAGAATTATTCACCGTTTTTAATCTTGCGTCTGGCTTATTATTATCTTGAAGTACAAACTCTTGGTCCGATGGAGCTTGTGGTGCTCTTTTTGCCATTGTTGAATCCTTTAAATATTTCCGTTATTTTTTAACTGACTTCCTGGTGATCGTTCGTGAATGTTTTTGAGAACCTCCTTAAAACCTGAAGGTGGACGCAGACCACCTAGACGAATGGGATCGACTAGATTTGGTGCTGCGAGAACACTTTCGATATGGGGATTTGTTTTTAGATATTCTTCTCGTTCGCTAATTTTCATCAGCTTATCGAAGACTTCTCCAGTTTTGGTATCTTTAAATGTGTAAGTTGGCAAACAACTTCTCCTCACATAAGTTCAGTTGACATTGATATAATTCTATTACGTTTCGTATCATGCTCTATGTAACACGCTTCATTAATTTTATTTAGTCCTTCGCTGAACCAAGAAGGCATAGGACGATTAGTCCACTTAGCAAAAAGTCGTTTCTTTTCAATGTAATACTTTTGATATGATGCCAAAGAATCACCAGCAACTTTGCAATCATCTGGCATAGCAGGGGTCGGTTCAGTAAACTCACCAATAGGTAGATTTTTTGGAAAGTTGTTCTTAAGCGACTGCATCAAACCTGACTGCTCAACGCTGTGAACCTTTCCATAGCGATGTGTATATTCAGCGCAGCACCACTCTAACAGTTCAGCAAGCCACATATAGTTTTGAACATTGGCTCGGCACCAGATAGCAGATGGGTGGCTAACATGCGACGCTTTAAATAAAAGAGTTTCTAGATTATGGTTGTCAAGTTTCCATCGTTTAATTTTACGTCCACCTTCAGTCAACGCTTCATAAACTTTCCCATCAAGGATTCGATGAGCAGTTGAAAGAAGTTGAGCATACTCAAGAATCATCTTAACACAGTGTTTGTCTAGATGTTCCTCAGCACATTGTTTAGGGTTTTCGTTTAGATAAAAGATGTTCATATTATAAATGTGTCACAAAGAAATTAGCAATAATAAAAAAGCAAGTTATAATATGTATTATAACCCAAAACGTCTTTAAAAGCAAGGCAATCTTTGCTTCTCGCAAAGTTAAAATTGGAACATCTGGTTTGTCATCATCAGTATGACCCATCAGATGTCCCGTAGCTCTAGCCCATATTAACCAGAATCTAACTTTTTGCATTGATTGCCTTCAACTGCAAGACAAGACTATCTAAAGTTGCAAGTGTTTTATCCATATGCTTATCATCATGAAGAATACCATGACCACCTGCTTCCGTAAAAGGTAATGCGCAGTCAGGTCTATCATCAATCAGAATAGACATAGGTGTAGCGTATTTCTTTTTCTCACTAAACATCTTCACAAAGTTTGGATGATAGTCAATACCATGACGCTTCAACCAAACAGTCTTTTGTCTTGCTGCTTCTGCGCCTTGTTCAGTACGAGGTGTACCTACTGAGGTAAGCATCTCAACTTTAACACCCTGTAGTGTGCGAACGTGGTTGATCAATCGCCTACCGTTTGGCATCCAGTTTAGATCCTCAAAGATCTTACCTTCCATAACTGCTTTAGCAAAAATGTCTTTGTCGTATTTAACTCCAGCTGGTTTGAGAACCTCAAACTTTTCCTGAAAGTTACAGACGACTCCGTCCATGTCCAAGTAAACCGTAATCATTTTGTTGCTTCACCTATAATCTTATAACCCTTACCAGTAGGATGAATTTTATCTGTACTCATATGATCTTCTGGTCGTGGGATAATAGTATCACCATATTCAGCAGCAATCTTTGTGATAGCTGCCATCTGTTCTTGTTTGCGATCTTTGCCAAGACTAATCCAAAATACACGATCCGCTTTAACAGTAGATCTCATCTTGCGTAGTTCCGCTTCTGTCTTCACACCCTTGTGGTCATTGGCACCAAGCGAAATGATTAGTGTCTTCGCTGGTTGACTAGATGCCTTGGTAAGATAATCTTTATTCCACTGCCAACTATTCCAACCACCCTTAGCATAGGAAACACATTCTTTACGTGCCATTGAAGTTCCAACAGCAATGCTGTCTCCAATAATCATGCAGTCAATCATAATTACCTCACAAATTTGGTGAAGTCTGGTGGTTGCCAGCCTTCTGGTTTAAGGATCTTACCATCTTCTCTACGGATAACCTTACCTGTATTCACATCAATTTTGGCAAGGTTAGATTTTGCGCCCTCATCCCAAGCGAGATGTGGATTCCATCCACGTGCATACATGTATCCAACAATAACCCAAATCATATCGAAGCAAGCATCTAATTGTTCAGCATCATCACTTGCTGCTTCCGCTTCCCAAAATTCTTCAACTTCTTCTTTAATAAGTTTCTTATAGAGTTCTGCTAATTCAGAAACCTTTGGGTCTGCTTGCGTTGGATAGTTTTGCCCACACGCTTTTAAAAATACACTTACGTCTGTAAAAACTTTGCTCATATTAATCCCACAATCCTTGATAGTATTTACCAAACAGACGGAGTCCGTTGTTGATTCTTAGTTGATGTTTTTCCATACCGTCACGATCAATCTTGAAAGTATGCTTTGGTCCTTCTTTCATTTGATACGTTGCTTCTTCTTTTCCTGTATCTGGATTTGGATAAGTCTTATCAGTCTTAACCCAAGAAGTATCATGCTCACCAGAATAATATTGTTCTTCCCAATCATAGTCAGGATGAAGTTGTTCGAATGTCCAAATAAGTTCATCCATTACCCAGTCCCAACGCTTGAAATGGTTACCGTCAGTATCCCATTCATTTTCTTTTGCTCGCGCAGAAGTGCTGCGAAGTTCTTCGGGAACATCCTCATCATCAACCAAAGGCGAACCATGTTTAGTTGCTTGAAGTTGTTTTAACATTGGTAGAATAATTCTAGACAATGTACCATCCATATTCCATGTATCCCATTTATCAATTTTCACATAATCAATTTTTGGGTGAATGGCATCAAGAACTTTCTGCACTACTTGCATAGGTTTAACCAACCAGTCAGTATACTTGTCGTTCTTATCATCATATAGATCGAACTCTGGGTCAGTCCACTTTTTCCAGAACAGCACCTTCTCCATAATTGTATAAGGAGAAAGCCAGTGGTATCTATAATTGTTTATGTAAACTTTCATTTATTTCTATCTTCGTCAAAATAAAAACCAGAGTGTTGTACTGGTTCAGGTTCATCAACAACAAAGTCAAGATGTCCTTCAAACCCAAACCCAGATCCCTTTAGAAAATCCTCAAACCTTTCTAACAGTTGAGCAAGGTTTAAATCTCCATTAATTTCCATTGTTACTGTAGATGGTGGACTTGAATATGACAAGCCAGAAAAACCTGTATACTCTTGTTTAAAGGTGTACTTAGTAGTCACGTTTCTCTCCCTCTTTGGTGAAGAATACTTCAACTTTCTTTTCGTCATCCCAAGATCTAGAGTAGTCGTTATCTTGGTCGCAAATCTGCAACGCTTCTTCCTCTGTCACAATACGGTGACTAAAGATTTGCTCAGGTAACGCTTCTTGCGAAAACTCTTTCGCTTCATTCATAGTAACAGTATCTAGTGCCCATTCAGGATTAGATGCTGGCGCTTGAACCATATAGCGCATACGATAAGATTGAATGCAATCAACCATTACCCAAACTTTATCTTCTTTCTTTGTCAAAGTCCAACTCCCATCGCCATTGTCTTTCCAATCAAGTTCGTCTCCAATTTTAAAACCAGATTGTTCTAGACAATCTTCAGGTAATTGAATGAAGTACTCACCGTCTTCTGCTTGTTCAACTTCAAGAAGCCAACTATTTTTACTCATGGTAATACCCAATCCTCTGCAAAGTTTTCTGCGTCTTCACGATTATCAAAGTGCGCAGTATAAGTTGTTCCAGTGTCGCTCTTAACGACAACATTATAACTACCTGTCACAATATGTTTGTAGACGGTAGCAGTTTTCCTTGCTGATTCATCAGAAAGAAAAAACGATTGCTCCAATAACTCAGTCATAATTAATCTCCAACCAGTTAGTTTCTTCAGATAGAACAACACATGTGCCACCTGCTCGTTCAACCTTGTCGATCAGATTGTTTAAAATTCCCTGACCATACATATTTGTTCCATAACTATTTTTATGGCACTCATAAACAGATCCAGAAGAACCCTCGAAGAAATAAGAATTTCCTTCGAGGATTACTTTGGTAATGCCACTGTTTAACTTCCATGAGTCAGCACCTGCCCACCCACCATACCAACAAGCAAATACTTTATAGACAGGCGCAAATTTATCGCTGGTAATTTTTACCACTACCCATTTGTCTGGTGTATACTCACTCATCATTCCCACCCTTCATACAATCGCATTCACGACCTTGTTTGCAATTACCAGTGCATGAAGATTCAAAACTAGAGATTGCCCATAGCATCGCAGCAAGACAAACAACACCTAAGATAATGAATCCCCAAAGCATATTATACCTCAACGTATTTTAAAAAGAAATTGTCTGCAAGTTCTTCGTAACCAATATATCCACGAGGGTTGCAAACAACACGACACCCTCCAATCAAATAATCAAACACTTCATGTGTATGACCATGTGTCCACAAGCTGATTCTTGGACGATCCAAAATAAACTCAGACAAGTCACTATGATAACCACCATTCATAACCTGATCGTCTTTATATCTGGGATGACAAGAAGCATGAGATGGAGTGTGGTGTCCAACAACAACCATCTTCTTTTCAGCTGGAAGATTTTCATAAACAACACGAATATAATCCAACATCTTCTTATGTTCTTCAACAGCATCCTGCGGAGAGAAACGTGCAACTCTAGTTCTAAAGGTTGGCTTCTCTGGATTCTCAGGATCGTCAAATGTTTTAAAGGTAACTTCTCGATTACCATTATCTACGCAACGGAAGTCGTTCATCATACGTGTCATCATATGAAGTGTTATTGGGTCTTCCTTGTTCATATCAGTCCAAAGAGTGCCACCAACAAACACCACATCATCAAGTTCAAAAACTTCTCTTTCAAGGATGTGTAAATTTTCTAGATACCCAAGTCGTTTCTTTAAATCAGATACGGTATATTTAAAGTCTCCATGATAGTGCTCATGATTGCCAGCAATATAAATCACATGCGGGAATCTTGCACAGCATTCCTGGAAAAATTGGTGATACCTCGCAGACTTACCAAAGTCAACGATACCGTGAGGGTCGTGTTCCATAAGATCACGTGCAACACAGATATCTCCAGACAGAATCAGAACGTCCGCATTGTCAGTGTTATCTAACGACAACTGACCAAACTCTAAGTGAACGTCTGAGGTTACAGCAACTTTCATTTATATTCTCCATCGACTGGACGTGTTGCGTCCAAGTCATAAGTCCATTCAAGGATCTTCATCATTTTATGTTTCACACGAAGATTAGGCTGACGATACTTTTCGCAATCATTAAATCCCATCATCGTGGCAACTTCGACCACAGCACCAGAACGACAGATACCTGCCATACAATGAACGACAACATTCATATGTTTGTCTAGTGCGTGTTGTAACAGTTCAACAAGTTTCTGTGCTTGCTCATCGCTGATTTTCGCTTCGTCAGGAAAACCATCTTCATCTTCAGCATCGAGAAACTCGAAGTCGTGTCTTTCTTTAAAATTAAATTTTGGGGTTGGACGCCACCCAGCAGGATCAGTAATACTGATTAGCATGGAGTTCGGTCCTGGATCCATGTGATGTCCGTTTGTAACATCAACAGCAGCAACATTCTCAATAAAACGAACAACACTCATAATATTTCCTTACATAATCATACGTATCAAACCAAATGTATCAATAGCAGTTAACAGGATGTAGTTAGCAAGCATGCCAAAAGATTTCCTAGTATAAGCAGCCCAAGCATAGATAGCACACCCAGCGATCCAAACAGGATAAAGAGCCAAGAGGGGAGGGTTTGGGACAGTGAGTGCCATTGTGATCGAACACCCAATACTAATAGCCCAAGCAAGAAGCTCGGCAATAAAGCGAAAAGGATTAGAATTCCAGTCATCACGAATCCAGTCAAAAGTCGGTTTTAATAAATCAGTCATCATAAGTAAATTATACACCTTTTTATAATTAAAGTAAATACCCATTTACCCTCTGGGATAGAGTGTTGCAAGATTACAAATTCCAATATTGCTTTTCTATTTCCATAACACCTGTGATGCGCCAATCGTTTCCAAGATTTTTCATGTAGTGTTGGATGAATTCGCCATTGAAAGTTCTAAACTCTCCAGTCTTCCAAACTTTCTCTTCACCATTAAACACTAAACATTGCTTCTCTGGTTCAGGAATGTGTATTCCAAAGGAAGTAGTAAACCCTTCCATTTTCTTTCCCATAGATTTTGATATCCAGTCCCACACATATTGATCGTTGTGTACTGGTAGCATTTTTCCAGGACGAATAAAGTTGATACACATATCAATCATTCCTGGACAATTGAACGCTTGTTCTATTGTTCTTTCCCACCCAGTAGACCATGGTTGTTGCGCAATGCGTGCATCAATAATAGGCAATGCCATAAATCCCTTTGCGTTTTCTGGTGGCATATAATAACGTGTAGCTGCATCAACTCCCTGAGTATCGATATCATATTTCTGTTTCCACTCAGCATAATCAAGAATCATACACTCCATCAACTTCTGCAGTTGTTCGTAGTGCTTATATTGTACTGGATCACCCAACCACATTTTCCCACTCCGTTTCAGCTAAGTCAATAACACTACTTACACGCCAGTTGTCGCATAAGTTCCAAACGCTGTGCGTATAGTTCCTACCATCAAAGGCTACGATTTCTTTGTTACCATATGATCTAATTTCATCACCAAATTGAATTGCTTGTTTAGTTGTATCTTGTGGTTCTAACATGTCTATACCAAGCGCAGCAGTATAACCTTTTGGATTGGGAAAATACTGAGAGATCCTTTGCCATGAACCATAATCTACATGCGGTGGCAACTTACCACCATTTGGTCTGATGAAGTTTATAATTTGTTGATACATCCCAGGAAGAGATTTTGCGATCTCTTTTGTTCTCAACCAGTGATTAGGATACATTTGTTGATCGATCTTTCCGTCAACAAAAATAGGAACAGCCCACCAGTCATCCTCATAATCCAATTTTTTGGTTTCTAATTCTGGGTACTCAAATTTAAACACACAGATATGTTTACGTGGATCTGGATGGTCTTTAATAAACTCATCGTAATCTAGTTTGAGCGCATCTGCCATCTGCACTAACTTATCATAGTGCTTGTATTTTTTAGCGTCAACGAACATACATACTTTCCTCTCGTGACCAAATGTCATTGAGTCGTTCAGAGAATCCTTCTAGATTAAATTCACTGGCTTGAATATCCACTACGGCAGCAACTCGCCAATGGTTAGTAAGATTCCATGCTGTGTGTCTACAGTTCCTACCTTCAAAGACAACCCATCCTCCGTTTACTTGTCCTCTTGACTCGCCATCAAATTCAAGACCACACATCTTTGGATCTGATGAAGGAATGTCAACACCAATAGAAACCGTAAAGCCACGTTGTAGTTTACCTGTCCAACGATCGATACGTTCCCATCCTCCACGGTCATCATGTACAGGAAGCACACCTCCTGGTTTAATAAAGTTGACCATCATCTGTAACAGTCCAGGAATCTGTGGAACATACTCAGCAGTTGTTTTCCAGTTATCTTTAAAGCGATCTGAAATTTTACCATCTAGATAAATTGCTTCACCATACCAGACTTCTCTTGGGTTAGGTTTATCTTCCCACGCTTCTGGGTGGTGATACTCAGCAGAATTATTCGCAAACTGAAGTTCTGGGTAAACATCAGGATACTCAAACTTTAAAATCTGACAAGCAGTCTTAATAGGATCGTGTCCTTGAATGCGTAGAGTATTAAGGTCGCTGCGTAGTCGACTGGCAAGTTCTTCTAAAACACCTTCGTGTTTATATCGATCTGAATCAATCCACATTTACTACCTTCCTTCTTTCTCCTCTACGCTTTACGTCTAGCGTGAGGCAATGAATACCACCATCCCAAAAGTGATTGTGGCGTATTGGCGATACATGGCAAGTTATACCACGCTTATCTAGCATTTCTTGTAACTTAGGTTGCTCGTTGCTAATAAAGATATTCTTACTGTCTACAACCAGCACATTAAAGTCAAAGGCAACTTCCTGCACATAACCCTTCCACTCACTCATCCACTGGTTCAAATAGTCATAGGAAAACTTACCTTGACTCTGAGTAAACGCATGGTCATAGTTAGCGAAGTCGGGTGTGTCCACCACATCATGTAGATAGATAACTTCTTTGTTTTTAGTCAGCCATGCTGGTGCCCAAAACTCTTTCTCAGCAAATACAGTTTCGTCATCTGTCATAAAGAACCCATGGTCAATATGTCCAAGGTCGTCTTGTACTGTTGCCTTATTATGTAGGATTCTTGCTTCTGGATATTGACGACGCATCCACTCTAAACCTAAATCATTTCCTGGACCACGTGTGTTAGTAATCAACGCATCGCCACACTTGAACATTGTAGCAGTATGCCAGAGTAGGCGATCTTTCATTACATTATGATAACGACCAACGCTGTCGCTATACCAAATGCTATTGTCAGGAAAGTTCTCAAGAAGGGGAGGGGGCATGCTGTTCCACTCAAACCCTTGTTCAAACAGTTCACGAAAGATGTCATAGTAGGCAAGTGATTCTAGCCAACGATCAGGCATCGATGTGTAGGTCTGAACAATCTTCTCACCATACACAAGGTACTGGTCACGTGGAACAATTGGTGCTACAGGATTCTTAACTTTAAATCCAGCAATGTCAATGCCACGTTCAAAGGGTAGATTCTTTGGTCGGTAAACCTTGACACCCATCTTCTCGAGGGAAGCTGAAAGTGTGTCTAGATCCTCACGTGTTTCACGGAGGATCGTTTGAAGTAGCGGAAGGCTACGTTCATCTTGAATTACATTGTCATAGAAGTTTTCTGGTGGACAGGTGCCAACAATGATTTCTTCTAGTGGATCCCACTCAGTCCAGATTGCCATAATCTTCTCCTAGTATCTCACGCAGATAACTGTCTTCCCAATATGTATAATAGTTTGTTTTACGGAGTGCTGCTCGAGCATCTTTCAGTTTCTGCTTTGGCTGACATAGAAGAATATTGTGCTTACCATTATTAGTCTGGACGCCATTGATAGTTGTATGACGATCCTTATGGTCAGGTAGGAATATTAAATCCGTGTACTTAGCGTTTAGATCCACACAGAGATCGTTCATGGACTCAAAGGAAATTTCCGTTGGGAGTAGATAGATGATAATATCAAAGTTCCTATCCTCAGGTGGAATGATTTCGCCATTGACACGAATCATGGTGAAACGACTGGCAAGTTTCGCAAATGGACAAACTGAGTGTCCACCCAGATTATCCTGCGGTACACCCAGTGCTTCAATCCATTGGTTTAAATCAGATATCTCGTTCAATTATATCATACTCCAGTTCGGCAGGGCTGAAGTAATAGTTAATACATCCCAGCACTGCTTGTTCGTCAAATTGCTTACAGGAAAAAAGATCCAGAAAGATCTTACCATTATCACAGAAGTGAACGACAAGAGAACTGGTTGTAATCAACTGAACCAGTGTCCATCCATTCTTTTCTTCCAAGTCTTCGAAGTAGGTGAGTTGTGGTTCACCATGACGAATCATTTCTATATTATCGCATAGATCTCTATTAAAGGCAAGGATGGCTTCCTTGTCCTTACAGTTTGGACTGGCACCAGATATGTTTACAATCATCTGCCAACCCCATGGTGTCTTTCGCATTTTAATTCCTCAAAGAATACTATTTATCGACTGACACGAATCTCTGCTTCAGGATTGTCAAGACAGGCAGAATGGTACTTCTTTACAAACTCAATCAAACCATCATAGGATCCCCACCCATTAGATGGATTTAAGGTCTTATACTTTTCGGGGTATCGCACCAGTTCAACCAATCCTTCACTCAATAGTGAAACGATCTCAATTGCCTTGGTATACTCATGTTCATCAGGTCGCCACAACACATCATAAAGTGTCTTACCATTAGACAACTCTACAGCCATAGCCATCTTATTCAGATTGTGAGTGATATTACCCGAGTAAACCGAGCAGGGCTGAACCACCATTAAATCAACATCAAGACTCATCCTTCATACCTTCCCACTTATCCATCAGTTCCTTGACTTCCCTATTATACTCTTCCGTATCTTTAGGATCATAGTCTTCCAAGAACATCTCCATATACTTTATTGCTTCCTCTGCTTCAGATTCGGCGCACGCATATATCTCCATAATTACAGCGACTCTCTCGGGGGCATCGCGATCCAATATCTCCTGAACATCCTCAACAGGAATATCAAAGGTCTTGTCCATAGAATACCATAGACTTAGACAGCCATTCACATTATAGAAGGCATACCAGCAAGAATTACTCCAACGTGCATAGGACATATTAGTTCATCTTCTTCTTATAGTCTGGATCATCCTCACGATCCAAAGAATCGGTGTATTGCTTGAGTAGAATCTCAGCCATTTCGGGATCTTCTTCCATGAGGGAATCAATATCAATTGGCTTAGAATTCTCCATAAACTCACCACTCTCAAACTGTTTAGTGATCTCGGCAATCAACTCATCCAGTTCTTCCTGAGTGCCTTCAAAGTGATCAAAGCATCCAGGGGCGAATTCAATCTTTAGTTTCTTTGTCATATACGTCCTTAAAAGAATCCTGATACAAATACCGCAATGGCAAATACGAGAATACTCACCATGAGCAGTCGAAGAAGGATGAAGGTTAGTGCATCACCAATGTCTAATAGAGTCTTAAATTTCATTTCTTTTCAAACCAGTTAGGATCCAACATATCGCCATGAATATCTACCGTAGAGGTGTCGAGTTTGGATACCTCTACAACAACTGCCGTAGGTTGCTTAGGTGGTTCAAAGAGGGGTGAAGCCTGACTCATTGCAAATAACATTAATACTATATCCATATATGTGAACCTTTTGAAATTAAAAAATTTTTCCAGGATTTTTTTTTCGAGAATCCCAAAACGATTTGTGTCTAGAATTTCCATATCGAAGTACACTAGGTCAAATAGAAGTACCTTAGTATAAACTCCTCCAGCATACTTCGATATGTAAAGTCTAGGAAAGAGAAAAATAGACTGGTGTCTAAACCCCCAGTTTCACATGCCGACCCCATTCCAAAATATAAAGTTGAATTTACCGCATGAGCCACCGACCCACTGCTCGCTTCACATCAGTCACCGAACCTACCTTCTGACCATTGAGTCTTATGTCATACATACTACGTATACGCAAAGTTCCCATTTCTGTTTCTATCTCATAGCCATTGGCATCTTTGGTCCATTCTTTGAAGTTCATACCAGAGAAGAACAGTGTTTCCTTCAGTTCTTCCTTAGCTGTCTTCCTGCTAAACCAGATATTCATATATCATCCTCTACACCGTCCATTATACGCTTTGTCAAGTTTGGAAGCAAATTTATTTTGTTATTTGGATATCGAACACATGCTTCCTCATCTTTCCATCATATATGGTCATGGTACTACCTATACCCACTGCATTGAACATGTTACTATACAGTTGGAAGATGGCTTCATTTAGATTAGTATTGTCACCCACCTCACGACGCTTAATACGTGCCTCTGTAGTGTAGAAAGAAATACCGTTTGCAATAACACGAATCATAGTGGGTCTCCTATTAAGCAGTCAACATGTATGTAGCGAGGTCTTTCCAATCATCGTTTGCAGCACGAACCTTGGAAACAGAGATCAGGGTACGGAGGGAGATTTCCTTCACGTCATCCTTGATTTCACGAATCAGAGCCAACGCATCCTGAACGATGGTCTTATCATACTCAGGCAGAAACTCTTCAGCCATAGCGATGGTCTCCATACGCTCGATCTTCTGATCGGTGTTCATAGACAGGTCAATCATCATAGAACGACTACGGATGGCTTGGTCAATGCGACCTTCGTCCAGGTTAGAAATAAAGATAACACGACCTTCAAAGTTGAAGCTACGTGGCAGGTCATCTTCACGCATATCAGCATTCCAGCTAATAATACGCTTACCGTAAGAGTCAAGAGCCGACTTCAGAATGTTCAACGCAACTGGGTCTTTCAGAACAGAGTCACAGTCATCAAACACGATGATACCCTTGTTGTTTTCAAACAGAGTGCGGTACAGACCTTTCGGGGTAGAGTAACCCTTAACGAAAGTGAAGCATTTACGCATATTGATGATAGAACCGACCTGGAATTCAGCCAAGTCAGAGATGTCTTTATAGCCAGACTTCTCAAGAGTCTTAGTCACAGTATATGTCTTACCCAAACCACCTTCACCAGTGATCACAGCAGAGGGCTGAACACCAGAAGCAACCATGGTAACCAGTTTTTCAACGAAGTCGAAACGCTGATTGATACCAAATTTCTCAGATTTCGGCTCAGCAGCAATGTTAGAACCCATAATCATGTCGAAGGACTTCTTGATACCAGTCAACTTCTTGTAGTGAAACTCAACCACTTCCTCCAAACCACGACCAGTCTTGCCAGTACGGACAATCTTGTCACCAATGAAGATTTCAGAACGACCAGTACGCTTTTCGGTATTGATTTTAATGGAGATTTGGTTAGACATTTTCTTTTCCTTTACAATTTCTATCACAATAAGACAATTATGCCTGAATTGTGAATTATTGTAAAGACATTTGTGTGAAAAACCCTACATTTTGTAGGGTTTTGGGGTCTCGAGGGCTGGATTTTACTGGATTTCTGGGATTTTTACTCATCTGAGACCCAAAAATCCCCATCCACTACCTCGCCACCATGGTCCACTGGGGGTTTTATATGCCAGTCCAGGTCTCTACCCTTGGCATATTGCTGTAGCATGTACTTATGTTCCTCGCCTTCGTCTGTCAGCATACGTTTTGCCTGTCCAGATGATAACTTATCTCGGTATGTGTCATCAAATGTGCGCTTATTACCACATGAGCGAGAGCAGTATTGTCCTCTCTTACGGTGTTCTGTGCCACATGTGGGGCAGTTTTTCTTTCTGTAAACCCCAGCCATTTCAGTTACGCATAAATAGCGATTTCCAAGACACGCGATCACTACCCTTCTCTGTCAACCCCACACCAAGAATACACGACACTTCTGGGTTCATCTTAAGCAATGTCCATGTTCCCTCTTTATCGTTTACCCATAGACTATACGTAGAGTAGTCATTTATATGGTTACCAGCCCAAGTCAGTTCCTCTTTGTAGTCTTCTCTTAGACTATTCATTAATGTTTGTGTATCATCACATGGTATTGTATAGTCATATTCAAAGGGAGCAGCATGTATGCTTAGACTATAAGTAAGCAGGGTAAGGATTAGTAGTTTTTTCATTCCCGTATTCCCCTTAGAGTTTTTCATAGACAGTTAGATATTCCCGCATGTCCAATATGAGTAATCTTACCTGTTCTGAATCCATGTATTCTGGATTGAATAGACCTCCATTGGTCAGGTAGTCTTCGATTCTCATTAGGATTATAGACCTCTTGCGATTCTTTGTAAATTCTAAGAATCCTCTATCATCGAAGGGTACTGTTGTGTCCTCTACCATGATTCGTGTCCCCAGATTTCGACTCTGAATTCCCCTTCGAGATCGTTAACTGTAGTTGGAAGTATCATGTGGCCAGTCGTGCCTATGCCAGAGTGGGCGATTATCTCTAGTTCAAAGCTACCTGCATTTGGAAACTTCTCAAGGACTTCAAGGATTTTATAGATGTCCTCTCGGTGGAAGTGTTGTTTCATGGCTACTCACAATCGGTGACCCAGACGGTCTTTCGTACTGGATCTTTGTTTTCCTTGGCTGGAATATCCATCCATCGATGGGCTTCCTCTTCGCTATTAAAGTATGGGCTGACGATTCGTTTCTCCGAGCTTACCCAGAAGTATGTATAGGTTGGCATTCCTGCATCCCTGTATTTTACAAGTTCATAGGTAAACACGGTGTTACTCATTGTATGGCTCCACTGAAATTAGATAGTAGCCCAACTCAGCTGCGAACTGATTGGCTACGTGTAAGTTTGCAAATACTTTGAAGTGTTCGGTACTTGATCCTTTGATTCGATATGTAACTTTGTACATGGCTTTCTCCTACATATGGCCAATGAAAATACAATTGGCACTTAGTCTATAATTGTCAATGTGAATGGCTTTGGTGATTTGTTCCTTTGCCTTCAGGCATTGTTCCTGAGATCCAAACTTGGCGCTGATGCTACCCTTGCTAGTATGTGCACTAGGAATAGTACTGAACAACGCAATCACCAATACCCACATTTCTATCTCCTAGAAAGCCAGCCAGTTGTAACTTTGTGTTCGCTCACGCTTCAATGTCACAATCACACCCTCATTGTTAGCATAGGTAAATTCCCCTGTCACATTGTCCACACGCTTAATATCATTGGGTGTGAAGCGAACATTGTGCCAGTCACCATCCTCGTCAACGTCACTTTCCATCATCTCGTTGGCGACCACAGCCAATCCTGTAATTGCATTGGCAGTTTTCATCCAGTACTCAACATTGACCACATCAGTCAATGGGTTACCTCGCCACTTCTTTTCCCAGTTTTTAGGTGGCTGACCCATGATAGAAACTGCTACATCGAACACGTCTTTGCTGGCATATTCTGGCTTGGCATTCAGCATTCTTAGTGCTTCGGTTGGACTCTCATTATATCTATTCATTTCCTCAACTAATGCCTTCAGCATGTCGAAGTTGAAGGAATCAAACATTACGGCAATATTGATAATCCGCTCGATGTGTTCCTTTTCTTTTAGATTATCCTCACAGTACTCACGAATAAATTCTGCTTCTAAACCTTTGAAGTCCAGCATGTAGTAGATCCGTCCTGGACGATTACGCATATGCTCATTGACTCGCCACTTATCATTACAGGTGATAATGAACAGTTTCTTGGAAGGGAACACACCATCCAACAGCGTCAATGCTGCTTCCTGATGGTCGCTGTCATAAACCTTCTCAAACTCATCAAAGAGAATAATGCAGGGCTGCTCAATATCTTGCAAAAACTTATTAAACACATCACCAACGTATGGGTGATTGATAATGATTGTAGGGATAGCCCACTGGTCTGCTGCGTTCAAAGACAGAACCTTTGCAAGTAATGTCTTACCACTGCCCTTCTCGCCATTCAACATCACACCTGTACTGTTTGGGCGATCAAGGAATGTACTAAGAATTTTCTTAGCATTCTTTTCGGTGTCGCCATACAGCTTGGTTGGGCGAGGGAAGGTATCAACCATCTCTAGGAACAGATTGCCATACATATCTTCCTTGATAGTATAGTTCCCTACTGGTAGCGTCTGGTGAAGGTCTACTGATTCTTCAGAAGCAACTTTCCAAGTGTTACCGTTACGCAAAAAATAAGACATTACAACTCCATAAAAAAAGGGATAAAACTCAACTCGGTAACCAATTATACACCCATTAGGTATATAAGTAAAGTTGCTAATCAGACTTCCAAGCCCAGTGTAGTATGGTCCAGTCGTCTATACAATCTTGCTTGGAATAGTTTGCATCTACGTGTTCTTTTCCAAACTTCTCACACATCTTTCCGTACCAGTAATTCCAATACTGATTTAGAATGTCGTCTTCGGACAGCGTTTCATAGACTGTCTCGTCTTTCTCATTGGGATAGCATATAGTCCAGTAATTCATTTGCTTCTTGCTAGGTTTAAAAAATCTATAATCTTTGGTATGGCTTTGCCATCAAAACTTACAAAGACTTTCTGAGGATCGTAATTGTGTAGCTGCATTCTTACAATGTTTTTATCGCTTTGGTAATACAGCGTGATGTACTTCCTACCATCCTCAGTAAAAATCGTTTCTTGCATTAACCACCTCGCCCTGCTGCTTTCTTCATTGGCTTATTGCTTGCGATGCGATTCATTGCATTCTTCACCAACCTGTTTGCAAGAGATTTATCAAATCCCTGCTGCTCTAACTTCTTACGTGCTTTCTTCTTGCTCTTCTTAAGCAACATGGCACGTTTCAGTGGACTTAATTCCTCAACAATCTCTACTGCTTGCTGTTCGTTTTCTTCGTTCATTTGTTCTCCTTTACATTACGATGTTTGTTAAATTGTTCTAATGCTTCAAAGGCATCATCCTCATACTTGGCTTGGTCAATCTCTTCTGGTGTTTTCTTACGGAAGATTGCATCATAGCGATCCCCATACTCTTTTGAACTGATTTTTGACTGAATTGAATCGCCTGTGATATCGTTCTTTGCTACCATAGTTCTTTCCTCACTTCTATGATTTGAGAAGCACACTTACCTCCAAAACCAAAGCTGTTGTTCAGTGTGCGTAAGACCAACTGCTCCGTATCCGTAAAGTATTTGTTCTCACGGACTACACACTGTAGGTGCTCATCGTCCATTGTGAGTTTCTTAGAATTATGTACGTGTGGGATAATTCCCTTTCTCATTGACTCGATAGCATAGATCGTTTCAATGATACCTGCGCCAGCAAGTGTATGTCCAATCTTAGACTTGGGCGCATAGATCGGTACGTTTCCAAAATAACTGGTAATAGTATCATACTCAATCACATCACCCACTGGTGTGCTAGTAGCATGCGCTGACACAGCATTGAACATAGGTTTACCCATAGTGGCTTTCTCTAGTGCTAGTCGTGCACCACGTCCATCCTGCGCTGGTGATGTTTGATCAAATGCGTCACTAGCCAGTCCAGCTGGATAAAGTGTAGCGTAAGCTGTTGCGCCATATTTCTGTAGACTCTTTTCTGATGCTAGGATTAATACACCAGCCCCATCACCCATGACAAATCCTTCACGTTCGTCATCGAATGGTTTGCTATGATTACCCAACGCACCAATAGCATTGAAGTATTTTAGTGCTACCTTGAATGTGCCAGCGTCACCTGCTCCACAAACAACATAGTCATACTCATCGAGTAAACGCATGCAGTAGTCGATAGTCAAAATACCTGTAGCACATGAAGCAAAGAGCGATGTGCTTACACCCATAAATTGCCAGTAGCTGCTGATGTGTGCGCATGCCATGTCTGGTATACGATTGACTACCACACGTGGATTGATTCGTTTGTTGGAAATTAACCTTGGAAATGATTCTTCCAAAGTTTCAGTATCATTCGAGCATGTCGAAAATAATACTGCTACGTTAGACGATGGTGGTAAACCTGCCATGTCTAGTGCTTGCTTTGTGACATGCATTGCCATACGCTGGAGTTTGGTTGTGCCTTTGGTATCCCAACCCTCAGGTAGTATAAGATTCTGTTCGTCAACTACATAGCCAAGATGAATCTTATGATTCTCTTCTACCATGTGCGGTAGTTCGCTGCTGTAATCATTATCATCTAGCATGCGAGCGAAGCATTCACTAGGATTATTACCTAGTGCATCAATCAGCCCATAGCCAACCACATATGCATTTTCCATTATGATTCCTCAATCAAATCGCCCAATAAATTTATAGCATCATCCCAATCAAGTTCACCATTCTCATACTTCCATGTAAGAGAAAGTGCTTTTCTGTGACTGTTAGTTCTGTTCTTCATACCATGCGGTATGCCAATGTTTACCAGCGTTGGTTGTTGTACTTCAACTTCTGCTAGAAAATCTACTTCGTCTTCTGTCCACCCAAGAGCATATGGTGTTGTTGTTATTCCATAGGCATCTTTCTGCGCTGATGGATCAACTACCTTTGCTTCCTCGCTTTTAGGTTTCCACCACTGCATCACTGAACCCTTTTCTTCACAGTATGCCCAGTTGATAGCCACATTATTATTTAATGCTATGCCATCTACGTGAATACCAAGTTCAAATCCAGGAGGAGAACAAAACACATCAGCGTTTTTAATTCGTATACCACGACTATACATAAACTCAATCAATTCAGGATTGATGTAACTTGTATTTATTGGTACATGACCTTTCTCTGGTAACTGACTCATTAGAGATAGATCTAGTACAGGTGGTATTGTTAATTTAAGGTGTTTGTAATACATAGCCCATTGTCATTTCTTTTCCATCAGAAGTAAAAGGTATAAAGGAAATGCATACACGATGACTTGTTGTAGTAACACCGTGTGGTATACCCACATTAACTTGGGCTACCTTTATCGTTTCGCTGTGCACCTTGTCAACCTCATCAAACTTAAACCAGTAATGCGCAGGGTTTTCGATTGATGATTTATTATCATAAGATGTATATATTGTTCGCTCCGCAGCATTCCATTTTTCTGTTGGTTCATACCAATCCATTGTGTGTGATTGTTCGCTGAAGGCAAAATTTATCTTAGCATAATCACCAAAGTAAGCATCGTCACAGTGCGGTGGCATTGTATAATTGGGTGGACAACAGAATACTTCTATCTCATAGTAGGGTAGATTGTTATGTTGTAAAAATGTTTTCATCTCTTCTGATGCCTTATCAGAATCGATGCTATACTTTACGTATCTATCTTTAGGTAGCGTGTCAATCCATGACATATCCTTTAATGGATCAAACTGTATATTTAAATGTTTACAGTACGTAGTCACGTAGCACTTCCTTTAATTCATCATACTGTATACCCCAATCTTTTAATTGTGGTACAGTTCCTTTTTTAAAAACAGTAACAGAAATGCTTTTACGTGGATGCGTTGTTGTTATAACACTATGTGGTTGACCAGAGCAAACTGCAGTTGGATTATGTAACGTGCATCTATCTATCTCATCAACTTCTTCTGGTTCAAACACAAAACTATAATCATCTAAGACGCCATCGTCTTGTTGTTCTGCTGTTGATTTTCTATCCCAATTACTTTTCGGTTTGAACCATGTATTATAATGCTCTCCGTCAGAATATGCCCAATTCAGTTTACACTTCTCTTGGAAATATTCACCATCAACATGTATCTGCAGTTGATAGTTTGCTGGCATAGAAAATACTTCACCATCAAAAATATACAAACCAACTGAGTCCAACCATTCTTTTAATTCATCAGAGAAATATCCATTAGGAATATTTACGTGGCATTCTTCTGGTAATGTATCAAACCAAAGTTGCCCAATTTCTGATAGTGGGTGCTTTACTGGTACATCTTTTAAATGGAAGTAGTATCTTGACATATACAATCCTTGAATATCTCTACAGCTTCATCCCACTGTAAAAATGGAACAACCGTATTATCATCTATATGGTCTGGTACTTCGCTTTGTTTGACCATGACAAGAGAAATACATATTCTTGCTTCATTAGTCATGTTGACTACGTTATGTGGCTTACCCACATTGACTAATGATGGTGTTGCTATTTCGTGCTCATAAACCATAGTAGTATAGTCTGGTAGCCAGTTGCGATATAAACCACCAGCATTACCACGTATCTGCGAATCTTCTTCCTTAGCATCAAACCAACACATTTTATTGTATCCTGTGCCAATACAGTAGGAAAAGTTCATCTTAGTAGCATTATCAAATACATCGTGCTGGTCAATATGTATGTGCATTACATATTGTGGTGGCTGTATAAAAATATCATAGTATGGAATGTGTATACCCCTCTCCTTAAACCACTGTAGTAAATGTGGATTTAAGCCAGAGGGAGGTAGGTCGGTATGATGCCATGTTGACCTAACAGTTTTGTCAGGTCGTGGTAAAGCATCAAATTGTTCTTTTGATGCTAGAGGATAATCCCATGGAATTTTTAGGTCGGTTGCGTACAAAGTATTTCCTTCGCACCATCAAACGTCATACCATTTACTGCAGGAAGAATTTTACTGCTTTCATCTATACCAATAGTAAATAGTTTTGCTCTTGCTTCGCTGGTTACTTTTAGTGTGTGAGGTATACCAGCATTCACCAAAACAGCTTCACCTGCTTGTATAATTTCTGATCCAGCAACTTTTAGAACATCTGGGTTTACTACCCATCCTGTTGGTGGATCATTCCATTTAGATTCTTCATAGTCGCCTGGATTTACTAACAAGTTATCTTGATTTTCTACACCTAATGGTTCAACAATATCATACCATGTATATTCGACAGGAACATCATATACCCAAATTAACTTTGCGTGGTTATCTATCTCGCACCATGGTGCATCAACAAATAATGGTGGGGATTTTTGTGAGAATACAGTTAGCATGTTGCAGCTGATTGGCTTTAGACCAGCTGTATCTAACCATTGTAAAACATCGTTAGAGAGATGATGTCTCAATAATTTTATAGAATTATATTCATCTCCGAACTTGTCCCAGTCAACTTTCGATGACCAAGGATTGAATGATGGGAGATTTAGTTTCAGTAACATATAGTACCTTTTCAATTGATAGTATATGTATTTAGTGGCACGGCATGGAGGAATCGAACCACCATTCTGAGTTTAGAAGACTCATGTCCTATCCGTTGAACGAATGCCGTATTATTGGTGCCCCAAGAGAGACTCGAACTCTCACGCACTAGGCACTGGCTTCTAAGACCAGCGTGTCTACCATTCCACCATCGGGGCATTATCTAGTAATTTTTCGTAGCAACTTATACCAGTAATATTTGAAACCTCTAACAATCTCGAAGTCAAAGTGTAGGTTCACCTCTCTAGGTATAGAACCATATACTTTATCGAGTGTATCTTTAGGTTTCATCTAATACATTTTCTTTTGTAGTTTCTGTGAAGATAATTTCTTTAACCATCTTTTCCTAGCAGAGTTCTTTGCGATTTTTCTTTTCACTGATGGTTTGACATACTCTTGTCGTTCTTTTACTTCTTGAAGCAACTTAGCATTTTCTACCTTGCGCTTCAACTGTCGTAACGCTTTTTCTATATTACCATCACATTCAACAGCCAATCCAAATTTCTTTTCTCTCTTAGGTTTTCTGGTTTTTATCAAATTATCTCCCTTTCGCAATTTATAGTTAAACTTTTATTTATTGGTGGTGACAATAGGATTTGAACCTATGACCTGTTCCGTATGAAGGAAATGCACTACCACTGTGCTATGTCACCAATGGAGCGGAATATCGGAATCGAACCGATGACTGAAGTTTGGAAGACTGCCGTTTTACCATTAAACTAATCCCGCAATGTCATTATTATACAGTAGAAATATCTTAAAGTAAAGTATTTCCAATATTTGGTGGACCGTGGGAGAGTCGAACTCCCTACTCCTGCGTGCAAAGCAGGTGTGTTCCCAATTATACCAACAGCCCAAAATTTGGTGCTCGGTGAGAGGGTTGAACTCCCGACCTCTTCCTTGTAAGGGAAGCACTCTACCACTGAGTTAACCGAGCATGATGTGGTAGGGGTACTAGGTAATGCTCCTAGTTTTACTGGTTAAAAGCCAGTTACTTCACTTTAAAGTTTTACCCCCATGGTCTCGGTGGTAGGATTCGAACCTACGACCCTCTGCTCCCAAAGCAGATGCGCTAACCAGACTGCGCTACACCGAGTTAATCTAATACTGCGACAATATCTTCTTGCTTGATGATAACACGCTGAGAACCATCAATGGTAACTACAGCAGCTTTCGCCCACTCAAGCATAATCTTATCGCCAACTTTTACTTCAGTAACCAATGGACCAATTGCTAACACGGTACCAGTTTTTGATTCTCCTAGACCTTGCGCACTTTCGATAACAATGCCAGAAGCTGTTGTGTTCTCACGTTTATTTTCTGCAACTAATACTTTGTCTTTCAATGGTACTACATTCATTAGGTATACCTCTCTCGTCATTAAAAATTATGGTGCCCCTACACAGAATCGAACTGCAAATTACGGATTACAAAACCGTCGTTATACCATTTAACTATAAGGGCGCAAAACATTTTTGAGAGTACTGTTATGTGTTTAGTTGGCAGCTTTAAATACCTGCCACCAGATCCTCAAGCATTTCAATCTATGTTGGGTTATCATAGATTCTCTCCGAATAAAGGACGCTGTTTTGACTGGCGATTATCTTCCCTAACAGTTGGGATGCCCATTCTTTTGCTCACACTCTCAAAAATGCTTCCTGTCCGTCGTGGTAATTATAGTACATCAAGAGCCGAGAATCCCCAACCCCATCACGCATACCCTCCACCCACTCGCCACGGACAGAACTCTCGTGTCGCCAACGCTGGTTAGGTAGACCCATGATTTTACTCATGCCCTATTCAAAGGGAGAACCATCCTACTGATCGCCAATCAGTTTCTCTCATGCGGATCACATTAGCAGTGGTTAGCTGCGGGTCTTGGCTCCGAAGGGTGGGATCGAACCACCGACACGATGATTAACAGTCATCTGCAACTACCTCTGTGCTACTTCGGAATATCTTGGTAGCGGGAGCAGGAATCGAACCTACCTCATTCAAGCGTATGAAACTTGCTAGTTCCCAGAACTATATCCCGCAATCAATCTGGCGGTCTCAAGGGGTAACGATCCCCTTCTTTATGCGTGACAGGCATATGTGCGTCCATGAACACTTTGAGACCAAAATTTGGTGGAGAATACTGGGATCGAACCAGTCGTACCCGAAGGTGGCGGATTTACAGTCCACTGCATCACCATTGATGCTTCTTCTCCATGGTATTAGTTTTGCTGACGCACTGTTTGCTATGACTCATATGCTTTACTCGAGTTTACATCTTATCGTCATAGTTAGTCAGGCATGATCAAACCCATCGCTTACATCAGCAAAACTAATACCACATTTAATTGCACTGGGATGTTCAGCAACAATCCACTCTGGGCTAACCACGTAGTCGTCCTACGACTGGTCGCTTCTCACATTACAGTCCAAGTTGTTCCAGCGTGACCACCGTATCCGCATCAACATTCTACCTAGTAGAACTCCACTTCGTTTCCATCTTTCCTGACACATGACGCACCCACACTCGGCAGTGCAGCTAATGCTCATACATCCTACTGGCTTGGTAACCCAATGCAATTAAATCTGGTACACGGTACGGGAATCGAACCCGTCTTCCTAACGTGAAAGGCTAGTGTCCTAAACCGATAGACGAACCGTGCATTGTTGGTTGTTTCAAACGTCTCCCGACGTGACGGACAACCATAACCGTATTCAATTTTTAAAGAACAATAGAACTAACAAGGTGCTGACTGTTACATGGTGCCGAAGTCATTACCACACCAAAACCTTGTCAAACTCTTCTCAGAGCCAGATCGTTCACTTCTGTTTATCAACTCAATATAGTAATTATACACCAACTTCTAATTAAAGTAAAGCACTTTCTTTGGAAGCCCCTACTATCAGTAGGGTTATGGAGTGGGTGACAGGACTCGAACCTGCATTGAACTGATTTGCAATCAGCTACCTAACCATTCAGTGCACACCCACATAATCTCTTACTCTACTGTTCTTAGGAACACCACTCATCAAATATTCCATTTGGTCAGTCAGAATATTTCTGTTAGACAAAATCATATTCTCATAGTGATTTGGTTCGTAAGGAACATACAACAACTTCATGTTGATATCCTCAAGCAACCTACGTCCCTTTTTCATGTTACAAGGTTTGCATGCAGTAACTACGTTAGTCCACGCATCCTTACCACCTTCGCAACGTGGTATCACATGGTCTCGTGATAGATGACTAACTGAAAAATTGTTACCGCAGTAAGCACACAAATGTCTGTCTCTAGAAAAAAGAGTTTTGTTTGTCAACGCAACTCTACCAAATTTGTCAAGAGACGATGTACCTCGAACAGCAATTATAGAAGGAACCTCGATGCGAGATTCAATACCATCATTGTTGATACCACCACGGAAGATTTTCAATGTTTCACCTAGCGACCAGATTACCATCTCTTTTGCTTGATAACTTACCGCATCTTCAAAGTTTATCCACTTGCGAGGTAAACCTGCTGCGTCTAGTGCTAGAACATTCATTTTCTTTCCTTTCTTATTGGTACGAGGAGCGGGACTCGAACCCGCACGACTTTCGTCGGGAGATTTTAAGTCTCCTGTGTCTACCATTCCACCATCCTCGCATACTTTAATTTTACCCTTACACCTATTTAATGTCAAGTAAAATTTATTGGTACCCCTACTCCGATTCGAACGGAGAGAACTGCTCCTTTTGAGAGAGCCGACTTTACCAATTTGTCCATAGGGGCATCAAACCTTTGGTACTCCCGACAGGATTCGAACCTGTATCATCCCCTCATCTAGAGGCATCGCCGAGGTATAAGCTCGGAGTTTTACCATTAAACTACAGGAGCAACTGGCAGAAGGTATGGGATTCGAACCCATGAGCCATCTTTCAATGACTGACAGTTTAGCAAACTGCTGATTTAAGCCACTCATCCAACCTTCTAAACTATGGAGCAGAGTATCGGATTCGAACCGATGACATTTTCGTTGGCAACGAAACATTCTACCACTGAATTAACCCTGCATAATTTGGCGGAGAGCAGAGGAGTCGAACCCCATCCGATTTTAGTCAGAACCCAGTTTTCAAGGCTGGTCGGCGCACCAACGCACCTGCATTACTCTCCATAACTTGGCACCCCATGATGGAATCGAACCACCATCCCGACGTTCGTAGCATCGTATCCTATCCATTGAACGAATGGGGTAATATTCTTGGTACCTATGGGTGGGAACGATCCACCGACCCTCGCCTTATCAAGACGATGCTCTACCACTGAGCTACATAGGTATTGGTGCAAGCGACAGGAATCGAACCTGTTTCCGAAGCTCTTCAGGCATCTGCTATGACCACATCAGCTACACTTGCATTAACACTTGGCATCCCGAGAGGGATTTGAACCCCCACTTACAGTTTTGGAGACTGCAGTGCTGCCGTTACACTATCGAGATATAAAATTTCTTTGGGGTGACTAGTGGGAGTTGAACCCACACGAAGAGAATCACAATCTCTGATGCTACCATTACATCATAGTCACACCAAAGAAATCTTTGGCAGAGGGTACAAGAATCGAACTTGTGCTACTTGAGTCAAAGTCAAGTGTGCTACCGCTACACCAACCCCCAACATGTTTAACTATAAATTTTTAATGAACGAATGGGACGATGCCCTAAAACAAAAAACCCTCTAACTTTTCAGGTAGAGGGTTTTGGTAAATAGACCTTGTAGTCTTACATCTGCTTACCAAAACCCCCAGAATCATTCTCAATCGCATATCCAAATGTTGGACGTGAGCATGACCAGCCACTTAGTAGTGGGAGATGCTGTTTCGTCAACGATATGGATTGTCTTAACATAAAAGAATTATACACCTTTTCTGAATTATTGGCAAGCAATTTTCTTGCTTACCTTTTTATTTATAACAAAAATTCATCACTTTCGTAGTTCTGCTAAATTATTTTTCTCAAGCCACTCAATCACAGTAGCAGTGGGATCTGACCCACACACTGTAAACCTATAAGCACCTGGAAAACTGTGATGGTAACTATGATAGTTCTCACCAAAATTTAGCCAACTCATCTTAGGTAAGTCCACTATTTTACCTCGACTTTCGCCATAATGGCAAACTGCATTTGCAACACCGAAGGCATGAAAAGCGAACACACCAGCAACACCAATCACGAATAAACCAATTATACCACAAACCAAATAAAATGTCAACCAGATTGCAAGAGTTAACCAAAGATAATTCTTGTGGAAGAACTGCAATTCTTTGTTAACGATAATATCTCGACACCCAGCGATGTCAATCTTCTTCTCGTCAAGCTGCCACAGATGACAGTAGCTTCTTAGGAAACCAATCTGCCATGGACTATGAGGATCTCCCTCTTGGTCCAAGTTCTTGTGATGCATTCTATGCACTATCGCCCAACCAAGTGGAGTGCCAATCAAACTGAATAGAGAAAAGAACAACAACCCTTTCCTTAGCCAAGCATGTTTGATTGTGAAAGTTCTATGCGCAATAGATCGATGTAGGAAACCTGTGACAGCAAACCCACCAAGCATGATAATAGGGATAGCAAACAAGATTGCGATCCATTCACCACTCATTATCATCATAATCACAAAGATATGACAAAGAATGCTGAGTGTCGTTCTTGCTACTAACATTGCTTCACTTCGATATTGCATTTTTCTAAAAACTCCAATCCATCATTGTCACGATAAGTGTTGCGGTAATAGAAGGTATTTATACCAGCACCATAAATGATTTTAGCGCATTGTATGCAAGGTGCGTGAGTACAAAACATGGTAGCACCAGCTGCTCGTTCACCATCACGTGCAAGTTTCGAAATAGCATTTGCTTCAGCATGAATAACCTCGTCTTTCGTTTTCAACTCTTTAGTAAAATGTTCATAGTTATATCTTGGATCACTTGGATTGACATTAACTATATGTTCGCATTCATTTGACCATCCAGCTGGCATACCATTGTAGCCAATAGAGATGATACGGTTGTCTTTCACCACTACTGCACCAACTTTTAGACGGATCGCAGAACTCAATTCAGCAAACCTCTCAGCTGTGTCCATGAAGGCACTAATCCATTTCTGTTTCATCGCAAGTATACCTGTACGCTTTCAAGTTGTTTAACCAAATCATTACTCACAGCAAACTTAACTGGTAGTGAATGTTTCTCGTTTTCAAAAATTACAAGGGCAGGTTGGTTGTATGTAGTTTTGAAGTTTGGTAGAAACCTGTTACTTCTATACTCACCAGCATTCACAAACTGATACATCCTTGTGTCCTCTAGATACTGTTCGTGTAAGAAAACATCTTGACCACGAACCTTACCAATAACCACGATCTTTGGATTCCTTGGCATAGTCATGTCAACATCGAGATTAAAACAATCTACGCTTGAACGAATATACATTCCAAAGCAAACCATCATGTTGTCTTGCAACTGTATTGGATCAGGTTTTGTTGCTTCCCAACCAATCGCACCTAAAATTGGACTCACACCAAACAGATAAGTTGACAACCCACCAGCAAGACTTTCTCTAGTATTAGAAGTAGTCTTACCCTTCTCGTTAATAGTAGAAGTAAACAACTTCATATCAGACAACCACTTCTGTTGCCAACTGAGTTCTATGTTTGTTGAAATTATCGTTTCTTCTCTTCCGATTTTAGTTTGTGGGTTTGCTATGTTAGCATGGATTGCTTTACCCACATCATCCAATCTTTGAACGACACGTTCACGTTTTTCATATTCCTCAAAGCCAATATTAAATGGGGTAGTAGTTCGCTTCTGAGTATTATTCTTAGGAACAACATCAGCAACAATCGTTACCTCATAACCCATTGCGGTAGATCTATGTTCAATAATACTGTAAGATTTAATCACACCACCATTGTACTGGTCAATCTTTTCCTCAACTCTACCATTTCTGGCATTAGATTCAGCAATGATGAAGGTGCTTGCTCCCTTTTCTAGCGCAGATGTTTTTGCGTTCTCGAGGGCAGCATGGTAATTCGCACCATACCCTGTTACCTTAACTTCACCAGCAAAAACTGATGAGCAAACAAACAGTAAAGCAAGCAAACTCTTTTTCATATCAGAACCCATTCATCTGCGTTCTGATAGAAGCAGCAGCATTCATACTTTTCTTGGAGACCATAACAGTAACCGCAACCATGTTGTTTTCACGTGTAACTTCACGTTTAGCAACATACGCACCCTTCAGGATAAACTGAGAGTTGTCGCGGATGGTTTCAGTAACTGACTGCGCAATCTTACTTGCACGTTGACGATCTTCTTCACTGTACATACCACCTGTTGTATCACCATCGCTACCGAAGAGAGAATTACTATCTTCTTTCTTACTATCACGACGACGGTCTTCAGTGTTTTTGTTTGTTACCATATCACGCATGGCTGTCTTAGTTACATTTTCAGCAACCTTGCCAGACTTCACATCATTGGTAAGAAACTCTACCAAGTTACGTTTGGCTCGCATAGTAGCAAGCATGAACGCATCCTCACGACCTTGCGGATGATTAAAGTTGACTGGTGCAGTACCTGTCGTTTTAATCACCAACCAGTCACCAGCTTCAGAAAACTGAAGTTGAACAGTTCCAGTTGCTTCAAGAAACTCTGCTTCTGCTTTCTTAATATCAGGTGTTTGCTCCAATTTATTTTCTACTTTTGTAGGGGATGGAGGTGAACCCTTTGTTGCACAGCCAACTGTAAACACAGCGACTAGTGCCATTGCTAATGCACTTTTCTTCATAGTAAATTTCCTCATTTAGATTTAACCCATTCACCTGCTTTTTTAAGGTCATCTCCTGCGCCAGCGAGAGTCCCCCCAACAGTACCACAACCTGTCACAGCAACGCAAATAGCCAGTATAAGTATCACAAATACAAACTTCATTTCACATTTTCCTTTATTACAATTTTAGCCTGTTCAGCCTTACCATCAACATAAGATGCAAAGTTGCTTACACCAACTGTTGCGACAACGAATCCCAAGATAAAACCTACAACGACATTACCCATCATCGTTTCTCCATGATTTTCGACAGAGCATCGTTTGCTTCACTCAAATCTGTCAGTTCTGTTGCTTGGTCAACTAATTCTAACTTTGCCATTTCAAGCAACTCAAAGGCATAGTCAATATCGTCTGGCTCTACTGTATTGAACCAATCAACGATAACTTCAGTAGATGCGGTAAGCAAAAACTCAAGATTGTCGAGGTCTCGCTCACTCATATCGCTGTTGCGGAAACGATTCATCATTATATTAACCCCAATCTTTCTTGTCGCCATACTGCTCGTTATAGTCATACCCAGCATGGTATGCTTCAAGTTCTGCTTCAGTCGCAGCAGCGATGCGAGGACCTGAATCTCCACCTACGCCACCACGATGTGGGTTGCGAGGACGATCGTAGTAAGAATCAGCCGAACCACGATCAAAGAATGAGCCATGCTCAGAATCATAGGTTTTACCGTTGTATTCACCGTAACGCATTATTCGTCTCCGTAGTAACCATAATCTTCATCGGTACCAAACCCTGCGGAAGCAAGTGCCTCAGCATCATACGTGCTGTCGTCTGGCTCGTCCATATCATAGTTACCTTCCTCAAATTCGGAGATAACTTTAACAACATCGGTAAGTGATGCGCCAGTGATTCTAGCGATAGATTTTGGCTCAAGACCCTCTTCATAGAGTTCTAGGATTTGAGTCTGCAATTCAGAAAAGTATCCCATGAAAATCTCCTATTACTTAAACTCAGAACGATTCATAGCATTCACACCTGAGAACATAAGTCCCAGACCGATAACTGCGCCAGCCAGCTGGTAGTAAAAGTCTTCAGCAGGACCAACATCCATGCCACCGACAGCACCAAACACCAACAAAAAGCCAATAACCATACGGATAGAACCCTTCATTTTGTTTCCTTTTTCAATCATCATAAGACTATTATACAGGAATATTGAATTAATGTAAAGCACTAAATTACAAAACCCTACGGTCAGTAGGGTTATTTTTGGGCTTTTGGAGGGGTTTTTGGAGAGTTTTGGGGAGTTTTGGAGAGGGTTTAATCAGGGTCTACAAACCCTATCTGAAGGTGAATTTTGGGGTCTCCATACTGTCCTCCAACCCCAGCTGTAGTAGGGTGCATCATCTGGCGAACATGGTCTAGGTTGCAAAGAGCTTCCCAAATAGCCACCTTGTGATTGTAACTTCTAACGACGTTGCAAATATCATCAATGGTTGTTGTAATCACAAGGGTTTCGCCATCAGTGAGTCCTGGGAAAAAGATGTTCAGTTTCCTATCACGTTTGATGGTGTAAAGTTCCGCACCTTCCCTTAGAGCATTGAGTCCATCTGCAGGTTCTTTGTATTCTGGCGCTGGTTTAAATTTATAAACATTGTCACTCATTTACTTACCTTGATTGTCACATCATTCATAGTCTTGTCAAAGGTATAGTCTGATTCAAACTTACCGTCTGTTGAGATCCACTTGTCATCTTTCCAAAGAAACTCAGCAGCAGTCAAATGACCACTCGCAAAATCACGATGAAGGACTACCATCTTTTCTTTTTCAGTATAAGTGCGTACCTCAGCTGGTGATGGAACACCCGAATCAATGTTAACAATAGTTGCGATTCTTTTATCCATTTATGTATCCTGCTTCCGTTACAGCTTTCTTAGTAATTTTTTTGTAAAGTTTTTGTAGTTCCTGATTCTTGACAGCAAGTAGCAACTTTGCTTCATCTTTTGCTACACCCTCGAGAAGTTGGATAAACAAACTCTCTCTTCGAATCTTCTGTAAGTCTTCACGTGTAAAAATGTAAAGACGACGCAGTTCTGTATATAAGTTTGTCGCTGGCATAGTTTCATGAGCAGCATCTTCCTTGTAAGGTGGATCTGTTTCAGGTAACTTAAACTTATGTTCTTCTAAGAATGCATGTTTAAAAATAATACCCAACGCAGCATTATTAGCGTAGGTGGTTTTCAACAAGGTAGGATCCTCGTTGATTTCTTTTAAAATATCTGGTATACGTTTAGCCATTAAAATTCCTCAAGTTCATCAAGTAACATTCTACAACGATGAGCAATCAAATAATTCATGACTGACTGCTTATCACCCTTTGGTTTATTATTTATATATGAGTCCCAGATACCTTGTTTCAAATCTTCTGGGATCAATTTAAAGTCAACCAAGTGTTGGTTACGTTGCCAGTTACGTTTCTCTTCATCGTTGCGACAAGCATCAATGCCCTTCTCAAGAAACTCAGTAAGACGTTTTGCGCTCACAGGGGTTTGACGAACACCTTGCACAAAGCAATCATCCTTACTCAGAATGTTAGGGATACCATCACCAGCATCACCCTTTACAATATGCTCAACGATTTGATGTTTGATTTCATCGTGTTTGCTTACAACTGCTTTTTTCTGCATTGGTGACCACTGCTTCACATTATTGAAGACATGTAGTTGCTTAAAGTCTTTGTCGCTAGAAACGATGATGACTGGTTGTCCTGCTACCTGTGAACCAAACTCGTCAGTAAGATATACAAGAGAAGCGATAATGTCATCAGCTTCAGCACGATCGATGTGAAGTACTTTGTATGGAAAGTGCTCAACCAAATCTTGACGGATCTCGCTCAGCGTATCAAATATTAGATGCCAGTCGAGGTCGCTGTTGTCACGTGCTTTCTTGCGCCCAGCCTTGTAGTACTCAAAGTGTTCACGACGCCAGTACTGACGACCATCACAGCAGATGACAAGTTCTCCATATTCTTTGCCATACTTTTTCTTGTAGTATTTCAAAGTAGAGATGGTTGCATGACGGATAAGGTTTTTCACTTCCTCAGGTGTTGAAGTTTTCAACTCACGTTGGAAGGATAAGATGTTGCTTAGAGCAACTTGTGAATAGTCAATTAGAATCATATTAATACACCGCCATGATAACACACTCTTCATTCACACGACCATTTGGCGTAGAAGGTTTAGTCTTCAAATCTTTGAACGTAGTATTCAAAGCACGTTTACCCAACTTGGCATAGTCTTTCACCAACTCTGGTTTACGTAGAGTCTTAGATAATGAAGTAGTAGTGTTGTAATTTAGAATAGTAGTACCTTTGACAGTAAGAGTGTCATTGTCTACAGATTTATATACTTGCAGCTTCTTGTACTTAGTATTGAATACCCACACTTCAGAAGCACCGATAATCTTGTATGGCTGAACCGAAGTAATTCCATAGGTTTCATCGGTAGCCTTGTACTTCATACGCTTCACAACCTCAGCTGCAGGTTTTGCTTTGCGAGCACGTGGTTTGCGGAAGACAGTTTTCTTAACTTGCTCAGCTTCACCGATGAGTGTATCAAGCAAGGCGATAAATCGTTTCAACTGGATCTTAGTAAAGTTGCTGTAGCCCTCAACTAATTGTGGGTCTTTGCCTTCAAGCACTTCCTCAAGTTCTTTCTTTTGTCTAGAATAGAAGTTGGAGATGTGTTTTGCGATGGGTGCGCTCAGTGCTTTAATTGCTACTGGGATCTGATAATCCTTAGGACAACCAGCAAGCACAAAATCGTCAATGCTGCCATCAATTTCTCCAGAGATTTCACGTGCTTTCTCAAGAATGCGATCTTGAATAGAAATTACGTTGGTTGGTTTTTGCTCAGCAACCTGAGTAACAGGTGCAGGTACTAGAGATCTCAGTTGCTCAAGACGATTAACCATCCAAGCAATTTCTTTTTCACGTAGTTCATTACCACGCATCAAAATCCTAGCAAGTGTACCGTATGAACGAAACTCATAGTCCGCATCAATTTTATTGAGTTCGGTAGCAAGTTTCTTATCGGTTTTTGTGAGATAAGACAAAGCCCACTTACGCTTTTCTTTATTCTCGTGTTGCTCGTTATAATAATTCAACGCAGCATGCAGAGACGACTGATAATTTTCTGTATCGATTGTCGGCTCAGAACCCTTCTGAGATTCAATAAATGCTTTACGTTGTTCAGTGTTCATTTTAGCCATAGGTATATACCTCCATTAGAACTATAATTATAACATATTCCTGAATTAAAGTAAAGCATTTTGTTGCAGATAACCCTATGGTCTGTAGGGTTATTTTTTACTACGGAAAGTCAACCCACTACCAGAGATAACCGCACTCAACACAAAGGCAGCGAGCCAAGTATCAAAAGAATAGGGGATAGTAAGAGTAAACAGAGTATTCAATGACCAAATGGCTGCAAGTGGCATGAACACAATAATTGCAGCGACAACTGCAAGCGCAAACAAAATAACAGACAGATCTTTAGTCATTGTTCACCACACTTTCATACAGGGTTTCAAACTCTTCATGATTAGCCACTTCCTGTGGGAAGTTTTGCTTATGATATACTTTTGCCATTTTAGACAATGTTCGCTTTGATAATTGGAACTGATCAGACATGTCCTTAATAGTTTCACGAATTAGATCTTTCTCGGCATCAATTCGTGTCATGCTGTTGCTGATCTCAGCAAGCATTTTCTTAATCTTCAGACGATCCGCTGGGTTGCTGATTTGATTCATCATATTTCTCCGTTTGTTCAAATTTTTGCTCTTGAATAGTTTTTTCTTTAAAAACTTTTCTTGGGTTACCACACATAACACACTTAGGATTGCCACAGTTCATAGCATGGTGCTTGGCAAACTTATGTGGTTCTTTTACATTTACTCCGTATTCTTTTGCAATCTTTACTTGTCGTTTGATTGCTGCTTCTTCTTTGTGAAGACGCTTAGAATGTTTTACTTTATCGTTTTCGCTAGACATAGATACTCCTATGTTATGCGAGTTTACTCCATTCAATGCGAGTTAAACCCGAGAGATTGAAACTACGCCATTCGTTTTTCTCAAGATCAAATACTGGAACAGCATCTGTTTGGCTCGTAGATTTTGAATTTGTTGGATGTTGATCAACTGGAATTTTGCCGATGTCACGTGTGCAATTCATGCGTCTCTTCTCACCGTTCTTCTTGTTAAATTCTACGGTAATAGTATTCTCACTCAAATACTCCATGAACCATTCTTTGAATTCTGGCTCCTTAATAATATCCATTGGATCATTACCTGCTGCTTTAGACAAAGCAATAAAATCTACGCCACTGTTACTTGTAATCATTTCAAATCACTCCTCATATTTCCATTAATTGTATTAAAAAATTCTACAAATTTATCAAACTCACTATTCTCTAAAAACATTTCAAATTTAGAGTGATAAGATGTATCATCAATCTTTTGCTGTAGCGTTACATGATGCATACCTGTTACCATACTATGCGATACGGTAGCAGTATAATCAGTTCCATTAGTTTTGAAGACGCAGGTTTTCATGCTAAACTCACCTTTACTTTTACGGTATCTCTAGTGATACCTTGGTTATAAAAAGTTATCGATGCTGGATTATCCCTACCAATCTTATACCAATCAACCAAAGTCACAAACCCAGTTTTAGATTTTTGTGTTTTGGTAATCTCAGCTTCACGTGGTCGTGGTCTTAACAATGCAGCAACTTGTGTCATACATTTTCTCCAGTGGTTTTTGAAATCTTGGCAACTGCTTTGGCAGCAACCCTACAAGCATATTCTAACTCATCATTGTTTTTACGTAAAGTTTCTGCACGATCGCACGCTTTACGATAGTTCTCATAAAGTTCTTCAACGTCTTGTTTGAGTTGATTATAGACAGCCATTGATGTCATTTGACGACCCCAAGAACCGTCTGGTTGTTTTTGCCAACCATTTTTCTCACGCAATTCATCTGTCCAGTTTGGACCTTGGATATATTTTGGTGCAGGTTCAATAAAATCTTCAACTGCAAAAAATGTTGCTACCTGTTCAAACTTCTTATGGATATCTTCGTGACCAAAAAACATTATTCTCCCTCCAGTTCTTCATACTCATATTCTTCGCTGCGACCATTCATCTCTGCGTGAATATCACACAGTGTTTGGTGCCATCCGTCAGTGTACCTTTTACCTGGAGAACCACATACCTCACAAGTTTTATAACTCATAGATTCTGCGAAAGAAATGTAGCTGTAGATTTTATCAGTTGCGCCATTCACATAAAAGCGCAGACCACCAAACTTTTCTTTAACCTGAGTAGCAATAACCTGCCCATGTTCTGGTGGGACATCTCTTGGCTTTTCCTGCGAAATAGTTTCCATCTTAGCTGCTCGACCTGCATCGGTTGTCCAAGAGTAGTACTCGTTGAAAAGACGATAGTCGCCATGCGCACAATCTTCTAGCATTTGATTCCACTTGATTGCACGTTCACGATCTTTATTTGCATTGTCAATTGTACTTTGAATCATACCGCAAAGTGTATCGATAATATTATACCAACCATCACCACACTCAAATCCCCAGCACATGGCAGTGTGTTGCATATTACCATGGCGATCGACAAATATCTTAGGGTACTTCGCCACTAGTGCTTCATCAAGTTCTTTTCTCACGGACAACCTCCAAATGCATCAATAAGTAAATTGCATGCTGTAATAAATGTTTTATTGTTTACAACATCATCAGGGTGTAGCCAATATCCATCTGGATTCAACACACTCTTTGGGTTTGCTTCCCACGCAGCAAGTTCTTCTTGAAGGTAGTCACGCCATTGCGTTATGTTTGCTACAGTAATTGCATCTGCTGCTTCTTGGGGGATGTTAAATTGTGTCATGCTGTGATCCAATAATCGTTTTCTTTGTACTCGATAGACTCGCTACCATCATACTCGTTGATTTTAAACAAAGTTCCTTTTGGTACCCAAACAATCTCAAGATCGTCTACGCCACCACAGTATACATTACCTTCGCCAAAAACTTTATCGCAATATGCAGAAACAAGTTGATAGTGTTGGTCGGCAGTAATTTCACCAAGATCACGTTGAATAGTCAACGCAACGATATTGCTGTCAAACAACAACTGGTCAGAAGTAACTCCATCACGGATAGAGTTCCATGTAGACCAACCTGCACCAAATCCTGGAGAGATTAGTACAGCGACCTTATCATTTTCAATTACTCTGTTCATCTTCTTCCTCTTGATTTTCAACCCAGTCTTCGTGATGTTGACGAAGGTTACCAAACTCAATCAAATCTTCTGGCAACTGCTCGATACTTTCGAGATCTGAAATGTCATACTCAAAATAGTCATCATTACCGTTGTCGAACACACCAGCGAAACCCATACCACCTTCATGGTATAGCGCATATACCTCAAACTCTTCTTCAATCAAGTGATAGTACAACTGAGTAGGTGGCGACCATGCTGTCTCATAATAAACTGTGATGGCATTATCATCGTCACGATTCCAGTCAATAATAGAAGCATCCCACTTAGTACCCCAGTTTTGTATATTCCAATCATACCAATTTTCTTCTTTGTCAGCAGGGCGAGGACGCAAAGTGTTAAAGAGTTGACAATCACCTTTACCATTATCCCATTTCATCAACTCCATCTCGATGACATCGATTTTGGTTTTATCTTCGTGTTTAATAGTTACGCTGTTATCACACCAATTAGGCATTGTCATACTCCTTCATAATTTTAAATTCGCTGATACGTGCATACTCTTTCTTAGAACGAACAACACGCATACGGTACTTCGGTGTGCGTAGATCCTTCGCAACTAAGTTACGTGGCTTCTTAGGTTTAAGTTTAGTTTCCATAGTATTATTATACAATATGTTCTAATTTAAGTAAAGTAGTTCCAAGTTACTTTATACTCTTGCTAGTGTCTGCTTCAGTTTTGTCTTCACGCACCTCAAGAAAGATTGGAAGAAATAGACTCTCAGCTCCAAGTTTATTCTTAATTCTAGCATTATACTTGACAGCCACAATCTTGCCAACCAAATCTTTCTTGGTAAGCGTCTTACGATGTACATCATTGAATCCGCTCCCAACTTTAACATTTACAATACCATCTGCTGATTCGCAAATAATTGCTCCCAGCATTCCCTCGTACTTACCTGTACCATCTTCAACATCAACAATCCTCAGGTCACATTCCAACTCACCTTTAAATTTAATTTGATGCTTGGCACGTTTGTCTTCCCATGGACCGTTTCCGTCTTTTAGGATGATACCTTCCAATCCTTGTGAAAGATATTTCTCAAAAATTTCATTGGCTTCTTCTTGCGTCTCTACAATATCACTAGCAACCAACCAGATTTTCTTTTGTGTTTTGAATGGCGCAACATCCAAAATTGTTTTCAATCTAGAGAACCTAGTGCTGTAAGGTGTACCGCAATAAGAATCTACAAACAGAATATATGGAATAGCATCCCAAACTGAAGCATGAACCATGTCCGCTTCTTTCGCTGAGATAGTTCCCTTAACAGCTTTGTTCAAAATACCATTACCTGTTTGGCGATCCATAAACTGACAACCATCAGGATCCATTACCATCAACTCGCCATCAAACACCATGTCTGAGCCAGCAGCAATCATAATGAATTGATCTTTCAAATCTGTATCTAACAGAATTTCTTTACCATTACGGCTACGGAATTCACACTTACCATCTCTGACGATAGCGTTGAAGCGCATCCCGTCCATTTTCAGCTGGACGTAGGCTGGGAATTTTATTTTGTCTACCAGTTTCTGTTCGAACTGGCTGCAAAGCATTACTGGATATTCGCTCACCAAACCAGTCCACACTGCGTTTGCTGTCGATACGCTGACCCCACATTTTAGATCCTTTTGAATAATGCGTTCAATAACCTTTGCGTCGTCTGGTTCCAAACCAGAAAGAATCGCACGTAGATGAGCAATGGCTGCGTTACCTGTTACCTCACGATTAGAGAGATAACTTAAATTCTCGATTGCCATCTCTAGCGATGTTTGGTGCTCAGAATCTTTACCAACAAATTCATACTCAGGAATTTTTCTCTGATAGAATTGAGTGAAAGGATCCAAAGCAAGACGAACAACTTCTCTCAGTAGCACGTTGCCTTTGTTTTTATTCAGCTGTTCTAGTTTAAAGTTCCTAGAATTATCACTAGCCAAATCGTCAAGGAATTTATTTATATTCATCATTTAAAAATTCCTGACCAAGTTTGCAACTTCATCAGTTTCTCATTCTTTGCTGTCATTACAGCAGATTCACTCAACATACCGTTGTCAATCATCAAGTCAATCATGCACATGAGATCGCCAACTTCTTCTTCAAGACGTTCACGATTGCTTCTACCTTTGTGCTCAGACTCCATACCGAAGCGGAAAACCTTGCTGATGGCTTGCGTAACCTCAGCACACTCTTCTTGAGTAATCAGCAGAATTTCTTTGTTCTGCTCATTCTCTTTTTTCACTTGTTCAAATTTGTTCATAGTACATCCCATTCAGAAACTTCAATTGCATTTTGCCCCGACTCATCTTCATAGTAACAGTCGTTATCTTCTTCAGCTGTCAAGCCAGCGTACTCAGCAATTTCTTGAGCACGTTCAACTGCTTTCGCTTCAGTTGAGTAAACACCATCAATGGTGGTTTCACCACAATCATAAACTCTAATTACCCAAACTGTTTGATTCATAATCTTCTCCAATTAAACCACAAACCCAGTGGCGTCTTTCTTCGCTTTACCCTTTGCTTTCAAACCGACGATAACATTCTTGTCGTCAAGGAATCGCAAGTCGGTTTCATCGCCATTGATAACAGGACGACCAAGGAAAGTAGTAGGAACAACCTTAAATACCACAGCTACATTCATGCCTTCGTTAACAGCCAAACGAACATCGAGATCGTTGCCATCAGCCTTGCTGAAAGTCAGGTGGTAGTTTGTGAGTTGTTTTACTTTGCGATTGCGCATCTTTGTATAATCATAGAATTGCACTTCAGGGAACATTTGAAAAATATTGCGACCATCTAGGATCTCATACTTTTCCCACGCAATGTCTGAAGTACCATTCAAACGGAAGACAGGTGTCAAACCTTTCTTCTCGGCATACTTGATGGCGTTGTTGATATCCTTGAGTAGTTTGCTCATAAACTCAGGACGATTTTCGAAAAACATTTTTGTTTTGCGGATGCGTGCTTGCTGAATCACGTTGGTGGTTTCACCTTTCTTGAAGATGCCACCACGACCTGCAGTGTTCAAACATGCACTGGTGCAACCAGCTGTACGTTTGGGGCAGGTTTCATAACCAGACAAATCTGCTGGCGCAAGGTGGAGGACAAAAGACAAGAAACCTTTCTTCTCGCCCTTCATCAACTTTGGGTTTCCAACTGTTAGCAGTTCCATAACAAAGATCCTTTTCTAATCATCATAAGATAATTATACAGGAATATTGAATTATTGTAAAGCGATATTTTGCAATCCCCTACACTTTGTAGGGTTATTTTGGGTCTAAAATAGGCTCTGGAGACGTGTTTTTAGCTCTCCAAAGTACTCTGAATCGGCGATCAGGGGCGATATTACCTTGACGCAGTTGACTCCTGGGATGGTCGCTGCCATACCCTTCTCGGACAATTCAGCGAGGGTTATGAACCTTGGAGTATCAAAGCAAGCGAATAGACCATCACCACGATATCCTAAGCCAAGTGAGTCTGCGATACCTTTCAACTCTGCTTGAATCGTTGGAGCACGAGATAGAAGGGTTTCAATTTTCTTTGTAGATGCGAGGGCTGCAGCGACTCCCTGCATGTTTGGTGCCCAAGTATGTCCGTGATCCCAAGACCTACGTGAAAGCATGTCGCTCACTCGCTTATTACAAACAGCAGCACCTAGTGGTGAGTAGCCACCTGTCAATGCTTTACCCAACGCTGAGATGTCTGGTTGAACACCATATGCTTGGTAGCCAAACATAGTTCCCATCTTACCCCAACAAAGAGCAACGTCGTCAACAATCATTAGAACACCAAACTCATCACAAAGATTTCTAATAGTCTGCCACCAGTTTTGACTGTAAGGTGAAATGTCGCTTACCCATGGCATAGTTTCCATGATGATACAACCAATGTCAGGATTGGTTTCTAGTGTTTGTCTTACATTGCGTAGAGCCAAACCTTCAACATCATCTCTGTCTGCTAAGTTGCGCCACATTGGAGCACTGACAATCCTAGCACGATTTAGATAACCATACTCACCACGTAGATGCTTTGCGAGCATAGTTGTGCCGTGGTATCCTGGAGCAAAACAAAGAATTTTATTCTTTTGAGGATAGCCACTATATTCCCAGTAAGAATCATTCATAGCAATTGCTGCCTCAACAGCATCACTACCACTGACTGCCCAAGCAACAGATTCCCAGTTACCTTTCTCGCAAATATATTTTACGAGTTGTTCATTCTGTTCGCTAGTCTCTCCACTATTTCCACGCAAGAAATGAACGGATTGCTCACGCATCGCATTAAGCACATCACCATCATTATAACCAAGAACATAAGCTGCGTTACCACACTGAATATCAAGATGCTTTTCATTCTCATAGTGTACCCAATATCGTGTTGTCCTAATAACTTGCTTACTTCTCTCGCTCATTGACCACTGTTTTAATTCGCTCATCTTATCACTATATCAATTACTTGATACTTCTCCTTATTTGCTACATGGAAATAAATTAGTTCCGCAAGTTCATTGGGATTAATCTTGAACCCTTCGATTTGACTTGCAAGTTGTGTATCTACCCACGAAGGTCTAACATTCATTATATAAGGAAACCTGCTTATTGTCAAGTCTTTACAAAGATTGTCTAACATTCGTTTGTGTTGGAAGTATCCCGCAAATTCTGCAGGGTGGTTGTTTTCGTTGTAGAGATAGGTGACTGCGCTTGACAGATTAACAATAACCTTGTTCTTGCCAAGCCACAAGTCGTGGACTTTATTTAAAAGATATACTTGATTTGGTAAAGCATTGTTGATGAATACATCAGAAGATTGACACTCGAGCAATAGTTCTTCTACTACTCGAGTGTCAGTTACGTCTTTACCGTTTTGAATATCATAGCCAACACATTGCGAACCGTTGTTGTTAAATGTTTCAAAAATCGCTTTACCAATACCAGATACATGCCCAGTTATAACAACTTTCATTATCACCTCATTTTGACGTCATTCCAATTATTTTATAGGGAGCGAACCATGCTTCAAGAAACAGGTACACCCACAAATCGATTATCATATTTATTCTGATTTGTCAGAATCCATTGCTGCGGTCTTTTCTTTAGTGCGACCATACGCAGCGATACCTAGAACAGCACCCATAGCGATATGGAAGAATCCTGCACCTTGTAAAGAGATTGGTGCCCATTGCATTTTAACTTCGCCACCACCAATTACCTGAACAAGAGACCATAGAATTGGCGCTACGATAAAGTCGAAAATACATACTGCCATGTATGTCCAACCCATCGCAGGACGCCACTTCTTAGTCATCCAATCTTCTTGCTTGCCATTCACAGCAACATCTGTAGAAACTTCTGGCATTTTAAACTCCTTGTATTAATAGTTATATGGAGGAAATGGATATACTTAGAAGAACAGGAAAACACCCTGCGCTGAAAGTATTAAACCAATACCTGCTACTGCAAAACTAGCCCAGAACATTGACATACTTACAGCAAGAATACTTGCTGACAATACAACAATCGCTAATTGATATGCTGTACTTGCATAACCAATCCATGGACTACCTTTTTTGGCTTCATCACGTAGACGTTCCATTTCACGTGCTTTTGCCATAATTTCTTTTTTGTCATCTTCCATACGCTTCTGTTCAGAAGCAAATTCTTTTTTCAACGCAGGGTCGCTAGTTGTCTTAGAAGCAATCTCATAACTTACACCACGACCATTCTTTGCTTGGTAATATGACCATGCGTTGTTTGCTCCTAGTGTATTGTTTAAAATTGTACTAGACAATTTACCACCATACCAACTGTTGACTGCTAAGAATAAAGCAAAGACAGAAATAACCATACCTGCTTTGTCTTTAATCTTCGCTTCCCTTTCGCTACGTGAGCCAGCTGGTGGCTTTGGTGCGTCAGGATCTTTTGGTTCCTTGTTGATTAACTTTAGAATTGAGTCATGAAGTGCCATCTCTTTTTCCTTATAGAATAATAACTTACCTTATTTATTTTCCTGCAAGAGGATTATCCAATGCTTTTTGAATTTTCGAATCAATTTCTTTTCTTAAATTGCGAACATCTTGCTCAGTTTCACGTTGAGATGTTTTACTGCTTCTCTCAACTTGTTCAACAACACCCTCTAAACGACGAATGTCATTCTTTAGGTCGTTCTTAATATCACGTGTATAATCGGTTGTCTTTTGACTATTCTCTTCGATAACTGCTAGACGTTTGTCGAATGCAGATAAGTCTGGTGCTACGTATTTTGCGATTCTTTCTTTCATGCTTTGATAGTCTTTGTAGACTTCAAATGCACCATAAAGACCACCAAGAATTGATGATACTAACGTAAATGCTACCATCAATTTAGCTGGTGTAAACTCATACCCACCAATACTAATTACTGTATCTTTGCTTGCATACTTTTTAACTGCTGCCTCTGCCTCATCTATCTTAGCATTGACGTCTTTGATTTCTTCTGCCATCTATTACTCTACTTTCTCCGTTAATTATTTAATGGATTGTCTAGTGCCTTTTTAATTTTAATGTCAACCTCACTACGTAAGGCACGAATTTCTTGTTGTACTTCTTTTTGGTTTCTAGCCATCTCTTGTTGAGATCTTGTAATTTCTTGGTTTACTTCTTTTACTGATTGGTCTGAGTAGCGACGAACTTCTTTTAGTGTTGCATCGTTCTCACGCTTAATTTCTTTAACAGACAAATCGGTTTCACGCTGAGCAGCTTTACTGCTTCGCTCAACATTTTCTACAACACCTTCTAATCTGCGCACATCATCTTTTAGATCTGTCTTGATTGATGATGTGTATTCAACCATTTTATTAGTGTTGGCATCCAAGACTTCCATCTTCTTATAGATTTCGGTTAAGTCTGGTGTAACATATTTCGCAATCTTGTCCTTCATATTCATGTAGTCTTTGTAAACTTCGAATGCACCATAAAGACCACCTAGTAAAGAAGATACGATAGTAGCTGCTACCATCAACTTTGCTGGAGTAAACTCGTACCCACCAATGCTGATAACAGTGTCTTTACTAGCATACTTTTTAACATTAGCGTCAAGATTATCGATTGCTTTGTTGACGTCTTTGATTTCTTCTGACATTTTACTACCTCTTATTTTGTGAGATTAAATTGACTTTCTACCATTTGATTATGTGTTTTATCAGTAGCACCAAATAATCCTCTGCCAGCATTTCTATTATCTACATTGACACCACCATAAATGGTGACAGGTTTGTAGAACGTATTGTCTATCATTCTAAAATGCGAGTATGTATCAAACCCTGGAGTAAATCCCATTGCTTGTATCACAACATTCTGTATTTGCTTCTGCGATTCCATATCAGCGACCTTACCCATTTCGTTAGCAAGGTCTTTACCTTTAGCAACAGCTTCTGCTTTTGCTGCTGCTTCTCTTCTTGCTTGTAATTCTTGTCTAGCAGTTGGTGCTGGTCTTGCGCCTTCAGTATCTTTACCTTGCGCTTGTTGTGTTCCACCTGCAGGTTTATCACCACCCTCTGCTTTTCTTTCACCACCTTCTCGATTATCGCCACCACCTTTAGCAGCAGGTGGAGGTGGAGCAGCAGGTGGAGGTGGAGCTTGCACTAACTGAACTGGAGCAGATGGTGCAGCAGATGAATTAGTAGTTGGTGCTGGCGCAGCAATAACTTTATCTACGTTAGTATCACCAGTTTTAGATACACTTGCTGAAACTGTACCATCTGAACTTATAGATGTTGATGCAGTTGTAGTAGATTCTTTTGGTGCGTTCTGAGCGATAACACCAGCAGTTGCTACAGTAGAAGCAATTCCTTGTTTTTCAAGTACCATTTTCTTAGCGTATGCTTCAGAATAATTTGGACAAGTTCTATCATACAAACCATTTAAAGAACATTGTTGTGAAAAATATGCCTGAGCATATCCAGAACATGAAGTTGAATATAGAGCATTTAAAGAACATTGCTGATTAAAATATGCTTGTTGATAACCATCGCAAGTTGTAGAATAGAGTGGGTTTGCTGAGCACTGTTGTTGTAAATACGCAGCAGCATATCCAGGGCATGCCTGACTGTATAACTGATTTGCGTTACATTGTTGTGTAAAGTATGCTTGCTCATATCCTGGACATGAAGGACTATACAAAGGATTTGCTGAGCATTGTTGTGTTAGATATGCTGCTGCGTATCCTGGACATTGTGTATCATATAATGGGTTTGCTGTACACTGTTGAGTCAAATAAGCTGCTGCGTATCCAGAACAAGATGTAGATGACAATGGATCTGTCAAACATGGATCTGCTGTATATAATGCTCTACTATACATATTTGTGATACTAGCATTGCCACTAGTCCATGGTGACATAGCGAAACCACCTAAAGTAGACAACAGTCTAGAAGAACTAAACCTAAATTGTCTATTAAATGTTCCTGACATACCATAATCGCCACCATTGTGTGTATGAGATGTACTTTCTAACACAGCTCCAGTATTAGATGTAATTGCAACACCAACTCCCGCATCTGAATAGTTCCAACCTGACAAACAAAAACCAAATAGATCCCATATAGCACATTGTCTTCCAGCTACGCTGTAGTTATATCCATAATTAAACCCATGGATTGTTGCGCCTGAACCTGCAAAAGACAACGCTTGATTAATCGCATATGCTTGTGATCCAGTCATACCAGAAAACAAGTTATCGCTAATCGACACAGTATTATAGTTTGGGCATGATGGACTGTAAGCAGGATTAGACATACAAGGATCAGTTGTATAGTTAAGTGTTAGAGATGGCTCTCTAACTTGCGGTCCATAGTATCCTGCCCAGAATCTACTATCTTTACCAGTGAATGATAATTGTATTGCGTCTGTCGCCAGCAAACTATGTTCACTAGCAAAGTTTTGTGTTCCAGTTTTTAATTCAAATCCATTTGTTACAGCATTATAATTATACGTATAAGTTTCAAGAGGACTTGTACCTCTCATCAATTGAACTTGTCCACTCAATGTTCCTGATTGTTCACCAGAGTTATTGATTTTCCAAGAGTAGTTATATCCTTGGATTTTGATACCAGAGTTTGATAGATCTAATGCTTGTTGAATAGCAAATGCTTCAGCGTTTATTCTTTGTGTTGCAGTAGAAGTTGTATATCCAAAAATAAGCGTATCTGTTGTAGAATTATATGCTGGTCCATTACCCCCACCACTAAACCCACCATTCTGACCTGGAACTGACCCAACCCAAGAATTAACTGATGGTGTTAGAATGTTATTAGAGATAATTGATTGTGCATGTGCTACTGAATAACTCAGTATTAACCCAAGCCAAACTATCCACAACTTTTTCAATTTTAATCCTTACTTTTGACTTTTTGTGGAGCACGACGTTCTCTTTCTGGAAGTAGTTTATCTTCTTCCCAGATAACTTTCGCTGCTTCACCGATCTTTCCGTCTACTGGACAAGGTGTTCCTGCATTCATCATAGCAGTAAATACACGTTCGTCCTGACATAGTGTAGCAACTGCTGCTACTTTCATTCCCATGTCAAATAAGGTTTTAGATAGTTTAAGTCTTTCACAATTTTTGTCTACGAATGTAGAGCCAATTGCGATACCCAAGATTTGGGTTTGGGCTGCGCCAGATACACCGACAGCACAAAGATCGTTATTGATACTTGTGATTGCTGGCGCCACTGCTGTTGGTGGTGGCGATTTGATGGTTGTTGTTGATTCTGATGTCGTACTGCTTCTAGATGTCGAGTCGGTTACGATGGGATCTGCTGCCACCGCAAGAGATATATCCATGACCAAAAGAAGCAGGATCGCTGCTTTTTTAATCATTTTACTTCCTTTGTTTTGTTTTTATAGTTTTATTGCAACACTATTTATATTTGTCAGGTCTGCCATTTGTTGGCTTTGATAAAACTTCCTGAATATCAGAGTTAATAGTAAACTCGGTTTCCTTTGCGGAAAATGGCGACTCCTGTTGCAACTCTATCGTTGGAGTCGGTTCGATAGGTTGGATTGGTTGTTGTTTAATTTCTTCAACTACCGCAAGAAAATCTTCAGTTTTCTTAGGAACAGGAACATCAGCACGTTTATATAACTCTGGTTCCCAGTCCTCAGGTTTTACCTCTGGCTCTTCTTGCTTTACTGGTTCTGGTTTATACACCATAGGACCAACTGAATCAACCCCTGGAACTTTCCATACCCATGGTTTCTTCAGATAAGCATATTTATCAATTTCAGGTTCTACCTTAACATCTTCTTTAACTTTTTCAGGTAGGGGTTCACCTTTATCTAATGCTCTAGCAACTTCTTTCCCACGATCAAAAAATGATTTAATTCCTGGATCATCGAACGGATCTTTTTTCTTCTGTTCTCTATTCCAAGCCATAAGCAATAACACTGCTAATGGATCGAAGACTAGCACAATCATGATGATAACTATACGGACAGCACTTTCAAGTAAGTTGTCGTCTAGTGTATCACCATAAAGTAGTGCTGCAATATATTTTATCGGACCGACTTCGGCTTCGACTTTACGGACTTCGCTGGCGATTGGCGCACGCTCTTGGTTGAGTTT